GGGGGCCTAAAGGGGACCAGGGGGATATGGGGCCAAAAGGCGAGAAAGGTGATCCGGGAGGTCCTGCAGGCCCGCAAGGTCCTAAAGGTGAACGAGGAGAAGCCGGACCACAGGGTCCGATGGGAGCACGAGGTGAGCGTGGGGAGACTGGCCCCCGAGGTGAACCTGGTCCTGCAGGTCCGAGAGGCGAACGAGGAGAGACCGGACCTCAGGGACCTCGTGGAGAGCCAGGTCCGGCAGGCAGCGCTGCAAATGTGGCTGATGCGACGACGGCACAGAAGGGAATTGTGCAGTTAAGCAGCGCAACGGACNNGTGGGAGCAGCCAGAGTATACGGGCGGGACATTCATACGGGGGCCGGTGAATGGACCACGAGTGAGTTTGTGGCCTGGCTGAAAGAAAAGGGGGCATTTGACCAGCCTTACTGGATGATGAAGGCATCACTGCATGCGGAATTTAATAAGGTCATCACGGATGTCGGACCGGGAAAACTCAATCTGGGAGGCTGCGCCATTGAGGTGATGGGGACGTATAACGCAGCCATAGTCCGGGTCACCATCGGCGAATACGGTGGCGATGGTTTTCTGAACGGCACGGTCTGTACCTGTACAGTTTACGGAGACACACAACGTTTTCACTGGCGGGTGGATTACAGCACAAAAAACAAACCGGATACGGTCAGCCAGCGGGATGCCAGCACGACGCAGAAAGGTGTGGTGCAGTTAAGCAGTGATACTGACAGTAATGACGAAACAAAGGCAGCCACGCCGAAGGCCGTGAAGGCGGCAATGGATGTGGCAAATGAAGCGAAAACAAAGGCAGAAGAGGCTGCAGCAGGAGGTGGTGTTCCCGGTCCGAAAGGAGAGAAAGGGGACACGGGGCCAGCAGGTCCTGCAGGACCGCAGGGACCTAAAGGGGATACGGGAGCTGCAGGCCCGGCAGGCGCACAGGGACCAAAAGGTGACAAAGGCGATCCGGGGGTGGCTGGACCAGCAGGTCCGGCAGGTGCGCCGGGGCCGAAAGGCGATAAAGGTGATCCGGGAGTAGCAGGTCCAGCAGGTCCGGAAGGGCCGCAGGGACCGAAGGGAGACACTGGAGCCCCCGGGCAAGGAACAGAACTGCTTACTACTGCCAATACATGGACTCAGGCACAAACTTTTAATGGTGGTATTAATGGAAATTTGACGGTAAACGGAAACGGATCATTTAACGATGTTCAGATCCGCTCGGATAAACGCAACAAGCGAAATCTGGTAAAACTGGATAATGCGTTAGATCGTCTGGAGGCACTTACTGGTTATCTTTACGAGATACAGTACTCTGCCGACGGTTGGCAAACGTCGGTTGGTTTAATTGCTCAGGATGCACAAAAAGCCTTGCCTGAACTGGTAACTGAAGACGCAGACGTTATATCTGGTGAAAAACGTCTGCGTCTTAACTACAACGGCATAATTGCATTGTTAGTCGAAGGCTTTAAAACACTTCGTCATGAGATTAAAGAACTCCGGGAGAAGTAAACGACAGCTGTTGTAGTTTCTGGTTTCTACTGAATTTAAATTGTGGGGATGATACTCACCTCACGAATTTCAGAAGGATATATGAAATGGGGATAACATCGGGATGGGTAGGTTCTTCGGCTAAGAGCGAAACAGGTGAGCAATGGATGGGGGCTGCTGGCACTAAACTAGGATTGGATAAACCTTTTATGATGAGTCAAATGGTGGGGCGAGCTATGGGTTGTAAAATAGAAACCGCTTACTATAAATGGAACTCTTCGGATCAAGTTGAAAACTGGGGGGCGGTTGGAGCTGATTGGCCATTAGAAGAAAAAAGCAAAGGGACAATTACAAACGCTGAAAACTGTGGTTCTGGGAGACTGGTGGGGGCTGTCGTTACACTTTCTCACTTTTTGACGAACTCTACACCGACAGCTGCTGTTTATTTATCCGGTGGTAAAGCAGGTAACATCACCGTAAACGTAGGTGGTGCTACACAAACCATGATTTATCAGGGCGTTGTTAGTGGGTTCCAGTATTACTGGTCAGGTTCTGTTAGTTCCGCTTTCGTGGAGGCAATGAAAAAGACGGGAGTAACCCAGGATCTAAAAATTAGTTAAATGGTAAATGAATAATTTTAAAAACTTCACGTTCTACATACCGGAGACGCCGGATATATAGGATATTGTTTTAAGTTGCCAGAGAAATTTTTCCGGACGGATGCTGATAATAATGATGTAATTTTTCAAGATTTCTGGAAATCTGTATTCTGCACAGGCGCAATTGTATGCCGCCTTTAAAACTTCAATTCAGTGACTCACCTGCCATTCAAATTTTCGGATACCAGACAACCATGCCTTATATCGATATAACAACTATGCGCGGGATGATGCCAGGCGTTATTGCATCTATGCTGCCAGATCATTCTGCTGTACTGGCAGAAAACTGTCATTTTCGCTATGGAGTGATCACGCCTGAACACCAGATGTCAGAGGCTGAGAAAACATTCGCGATTAAGCCGAAAACCATTTTTCATTACCGTGACGATTTCTGGTTTGCATGGACGGATGTGGTGGATGTGATCCGCAGTCCGGTCGCTCAGGACTCCCACGGGCGTATTTACTACACTGACGGGCGTTTTCCTAAAGTGACGGATGCGACCATTGCCACAAAAGGGGACGGGAATCACCCGACATCATCGTATCGTCTGGGGATCCCCGCGCCGACGACAGCACCTGTCTGTACTGTTCAGCAGGGCGGTGATGTTTCTGACGATAACCCGAATGATGACGAAACCCGGTTTTATACGGAAACCTTTGTCTCAGATTATGGTGAAGAAGGTCCGCCAGGTCCGGCGTCTCTGGAGGTAACACTCCGTACTCCGGGGACTGCGGTACAGCTGACGCTGTCTCCGGTGCCATTGCAGAATGCCAGTATTAAACGCCGCCGGATTTATCGCTCTGCATCAGGTGGAGGAGAAGCGGATTTTTTACTTGTGGCTGAACTGGATGCATCCGTGCTCAGTTACACGGACAAAATACCGGGGAAAAACCTTGGACCTTCTCTGGCGACATGGGATTACCTGCCGCCGCCAGAGAATATGACAGGCCTTTGCCTGATGGCTAATGGTATTGCCGCCGGGTTTGCCGGTAATGAAGTGATGTTTTCGGAAGCGTATCTGCCGTATGCATGGCCGGAAGTGAATCGTCACACGACGGCAGAAGATATTGTGGCTATCTGTCCGCTGGGAACGTCACTGGTGGTGGCGACAAAGGGGGAGCCCTATCTGTTCAGTGGGGTATCGCCTTCCACAATTTCTGGCTCCAGAATTCCTTCCATGCAGGCATGCCTGAGCCGAAGAAGTATGGTGGCGATGGAGGGATTCGTACTCTATGCTGGGACAAACGGTCTGGTATCTGTTGATGTAAACGGTAATACAGCACTGGCAACGGAAAAGATTATTTCACCTGAACAGTGGCAGAGTCAGTTTAACCCGGCGTCCATTGTGGCTTATTCCTGGCGTGGTGAGTACATTGCCTGTTACACGAAACCGGATGGTAAGCAGGATGTGTTTGTATTCAGTCCGGTGAACATGGATATCCGTTATCTCAGTACACCGTTTGACTGCGCATGGGTTGATCTCGCGAAAGATATGATGCGCGTGGTGACAGGAGACAAAATGTCAGTGCTTGCCGGGAGCTCTCTGCCCTCCACGATAAGGTGGCATTCAAAAATTTTTTCATTACCTGAAAGAACCTCTTTTTCCTGTATCAGGGTGAAATCTCCGGCGCCTGAGCGGGTGGGGATCACCATTATGGCTGATGATGTTCCTGTGATTCATTTTGCGCCGGGTACGTTTAAGGGAAGTGTGGTGAGACTTCCGGCAGCAACCGGGCAAAACTGGCAGGTGATGGTATCCGGATTCGGGCAGGTGGAACGAATAACCCTGAGTACATCGATGTCGGAGATGCCGGTATGACCAGAAAACCGTGGCGTGCGGGGAAGGATTTATCCACAGTTGTGGAGAACATGGAAATTGGCACCGGGCAGCGTGGTGACGGACGCCACGCATTTGTGACCCGTGAGGAACTGGTTGGTCTTAAACTCGCCCGGCGTCGAACATCGGGTGGTGCCTCATATGCACTGAATCCGGGTATTGAGATTGACAGTACTTTAATGACTGTTGATTTTCCCACAAAACCGCTGAATTTTAAGGCGACAGGAGGATTTGGCTCGGTTCTTCTTGAATGGGATATGCCTAATTATCGCGGACATTCACTGACTGAAATCTGGCGGGGTACGGAGGATGACCTTGCTGATGCAGTGCTGGTTGCCACGACGCCGGGGCAGGTTTACGGCGATCCGGTTGACCCTGGCTGGTCGGGATTTTACTGGATACGTTTTGTTAACGCGGCAGGAGTGAAAGGTCCATGGAATGCTGAAAAAGGCACTCAGGCACAAACACAGATCGGCGTGAAGGCCATCATTGACCAGATCCGCGATGAGGCTGCAAAGTCGCCGGTTGTGTCCGAGCTGCGTAAAGAAATAAAAAACGCGCAGGGGCAGGCTGTAAAGGATGCTGCAATTAAGACAACCGAAGTTGTGGGGACTCTCAGGGAAGAAACGACAAGAACGATTGGTGGTATTGAAACCCGCATTAGCACACTGGATTCATCAACCAGTGAATCGCTTAATGAGGTCGACAAGCGCATCACTAAACTGGATAAAGAAGGCGGTGAGGCGTTTCTGGCAATGTGGTCAAAAAAAGCGGGAGTTGATGGTATCACTGCGGGGATCGGGATTGTCGCCGGAAAAGACAGTGAAGGTAGGCCTGTAAGTCAGGTTGCAATTTCTGCGTCGCAGTTGTTTGTCTTTGACCCGAACAACCCGGATAACACCGCCTATCCGTTTGCGGTATCAGGTGGCAAGGTTGTGATCCCGAAAGCGATGATTTATGACGCGGTGATTGAAACACTGGTGTCGCGGAAGGTTGTGGCGGATGAGGTAAAAGCCGGGGTAAGTATCACTTCGCCAGTTATCCGGAGTGCCGTTATTCAGAACGGAAACTTTCAGGTTGATTCTCAGGGTAACCTGAATATTGGAGGCCTTTTCAGTGTTACGTCACAAGGGCAACTGACAATTCGTTACTCTAATCAGAATGTAGGACTGGTGATCCGCAATGATAAAATTGAGGTTTATGATCAGAATGGACGACTGGCTGTTCGCATAGGCAGATTACGCTGATCAGGAGGTGAGTATTGGAATACGGTTTTGCCATTTATAACAGAAATAACGTTAATGTTACGGGCGTGCTGACTCCGGTATTTTTCCTGGACAGATTTACAGCGGAGTCTGGCTCAAAGACGTACACGAATAAACCCGACGGGAAATCATTGCAGGCTGTATGTTGTTTATTTCCCTGGAATAACGTATTTGCGGATCGGAAAGTACCGAAGATAACCATTAATGGCAATACGGTGACGTGGTCGAATCTTGAGCAGGGTATGGGATCTTATATTTATACATTCTGGGGATAAGTGTCATGTATGGTTTGAGCATTATGAAGCCGGATGGCAGCGTATGGATAAGTCCAGGTTTTACGCCGCAGTGTCTGATCAACAAAGGCACCATACCGGCGACTGAAAAGTCTTTTTTTAAAACATCAATCCCGTCAGGCAAAAGTTGTTTTTTCTTTATCAGAACAGAGAAGAAGGCCGATGTCATGTACACGCATGAACAGATTGATGGATATCATGCACTAAGGCTTCATGTAATTGTCAGGGGAACGAACCCTGGTGTTACGACGGTTTATGCTTTCGCGAATATGGTTACTCCACCTTCTGAGTATGGTATCGCCATGTATAACCCGGACGGTGAGATGATTTATCATGGCGAAATGATGCTGCTTGACGCGAAGTTAATACCTGTTGATATCAAATTTGAAAAGGACCTTGGATATCCATGCGCAATCATGCCTGCACTGGTCGGGTATTATAACTGGAAAAGAACTCCTTATGATCGACCGATTTATACCACATCCACTGGTGCTACAGGAAATAAAATATATTCCTGTGAGCATTATTCCGGCGGTGCAACATGGGATATTCGAAAGCCGTATATAGATAAGGTCCTGGTTATTAATACATCAGTATATGATTAGTTGAAGCGAGTCTTTAATATTCATTTAAAATGTCTAAAAAGATGTATTATTAAAAAGTTTAGCGTGTTATCTGAATACAGGATATCTTAAATGAAGAGTATAGCAACACTGGTTGTGTGTGCAATCTCCGGGATTGCCTGTGTAAATTTATCTGCACATGCAGCAGAAGGAAACCATACAATTTCTCTGGGGTATGCGCACTTTCAGTTTCCGGGACTGAAGGATTTTGTAAAGGATGCGACTGCTCATAACAGGGAGACTTTCAGTCATTTCGTCAACAGAAACTACTTTTCTTCATTGGGCGAATATACAGATGGTCGGGTCAGTGGATATGAAGGCAAGGATAAAAATCCACAGGGCATTAATATCAGGTATCGCTACGAGATAACGGATGATTTTGGCGTTATCACCTCTTTTACATGGACGCGTTCTCTCACTAACTCACAGACATTTATTGATGTGCAGTCAGCCGATCATACCAGGAAGATTAAGAATCCGGCAGCTTCTGCCAGAACGGATATCAGGGCGAATTACTGGAGTCTGTTAGCGGGGCCTTCATGGCGGGTTAATCAGTACATGAGCTTATATGCGATGGCAGGGATGGGCGTTGCTAAAGTTAGCGCTGACCTGAAAATTAAGGACAATATTAACAGTAGTGGCGGATTTTCTGAAAGCAACAGCACGAAAAAAAACTCCCTTGCGTGGGCTGCAGGTGCACAGTTTAACCTGAATGAGAGTGTTACACTGGATGTGGCTTACGAAGGTTCCGGCTCTGGCGACTGGCGCACGAGTGGAATTACTGCTGGCATTGGCCTGAAATTCTAACCTGTATCCGGTAACCGTTTACTACCCGCTGTGATGGCGGGTTTTTTATTGCCCGTACAGGGCAAAAACCGTAAATTATGCGTGGGTGCCTTTCGGCTGATGGCTGGAGGGTGAACCTGAAGGCCTGATGTGGAAAGGCCCCGAGTCAACTTAACGTTAACCCGAGGCCCTAACACTTCGTACCTTGACAAGTAGAAGGTTAGCGCCTCTCCACTCAGGAGGCAAGCGCTATGTCGCAAAAATCGCTTATCACCGTCACAATTTGTATGACGGTTATCTTCACTATCTGGATGTTGCACGGTTCGCTGTGTGAGTTCCGGCTGAATTTGTGGGGAGCGGAGTTTGCGGCGTTCTTACAGTGTAAGCAGTAGGAAAACCGCGACGGGGACGAAAGTCCCCGTCAACTGGTTGCTGAGGTTCAGCCGATATGGCACCCGTTTCAGGTGAGAGAATGAACGATAAAATTCTCCGGTATATGCAGCGTGTGGTGAGAAATTCCCGCAACCCTGAATTTATGAATGAAGTTAAAGACGCCTGCCTTAAAAAGCAGGCGTTTTGTTTTGAGGCACCTGATGGCTTTCTGGTGCTGCGTTCTGTGCTCAGTGCTGATGGTATCCCTTATGTTCTGGTGTTGCTGGGCGTGTGTACGGGGAGTAACAGCGTTGAGCGTTATCTGCCGGAGGTGAAGACATTAACCCGTCTGGCTGGCGGACGTTGGGCTGAATTTCATACGGCAAGGCGGGGATTTATCCGGCTGGGAAAACGTCTGGGCTTTGAGCGAATGCCGGATGATGAGGATGGCTTCATGGTGTTCAGGATAGCGGTCTGACTGCCACAGTTTTCATCATCGTGTTTAAACCAACATTGCAATTCACATTCTGACCCTGCTCCGGCAGGGTTTTTTTATTATCCAGGGGGCCATTATGGGTGGAAGTAAAGGTGGTGGTGATACCAAAGTAAAACCAACAGCAGCGCAAATAGCACAGGAAGAAGTGGCCTGGAAAGGGTGGCAGGATTACAAAAATATCCTCCGCCCGGCTGAAGATAACTTCATGGAAAAGGTCGATGACCTGAACAGTGAGCAGCAGTACGACAATATCGCTGGCACCACAAATCTGGGGTATCAGAAACAGTTTGGCGAAGCACGGAAGGAGCTGGCGGGTAATCTTGCTCAGTCCGGTGTTGACCCGTCCAGTGGTCGCTTTAACGCGGTAATGAATGCGAACCAGAGTGATCAGGTAACCGGGCAGATTGACACAACCACACGGGGGCAGGTATCGCAGGCAGATAAGTATGTTGCCGGGCTACAGGATGTTGCAGCTCTCGGTTCAGGTCAGAAGGCGGATGCGTTACAGAGTTTTAACTCGCTGGCAGACAGCAGTCTGGCAAAAGCTAAATCGGACGCACAGGCTGCGTTTACGAAACAGCAGGGGCGAGCCTCTCTTGTTGGCGCTGGTTTGGGTGCGGTAGGTGCATATGCGATGCATAAGGCTGGTGGTAGCGGAGGAAGTGGCGGTGCTAAAACACCGGGCACCGGCGCTAATGCCATTCAGCATCAGGCTCAGAACTGGAGACTGTGATTATGGAGTACGGTAAATACGAAACACTTGCGAGATACGGTTATACCGGAGCTGCCCGTCCACAGGGTGACTGGCAGACGTCAGCAGCGCTGACACGCCAACAATACGACGACTGGCGAACCAGATATTTGCCCCGCGTGGCAAGGCTGGCTGACCTTGGCGAGAACAACAGCCTGATGAATGCACAGCTTGCCCGGGTGGGCGGCCTTGCCACTTCCAGTCTCCGTACAGCGCAGATGGCGCAGGATAACCAGATGGCGAGATACGGGGTAAGCCGCCCGGATAATCCCGACAGTAATACGCTGGGGTTACGTAATGCCCTGGCAATTGCTGGCGCGAAAAATGGTATCCGTGAAGCCGAACAGGATCGCCAGATGAACATACTGACGGGGGCTTCTGCACCGGCAAGACAGAAACTGAGTGTTGGCGGACAACTGGTGGCAGCGTAAGGAGGAAATATGGGGTACGGCTTACTGGATATTGCGAATCAGTCACGGCGTGAGGCATTACAGGGAATAAGTGACGCAGACCGACGACGTGAAGAAATTGAGGCTGCGAACAAACAGATGGCGGCGCAACAGAAAGCGCAGAACAAGCAGAATATCGGTACGGGCATTGGTACGGGGGCGGCTATTGGCGCATCCGTTGGTGGTCCTGTTGGTGCTGTTGCTGGAGCAGTAATTGGCGGCATTGCTGGTTCTTTGTTTTAAGGAGTGGTGAATGAGCGGATTTGCACAGGGGTTACTTGCCGGATTCAGCACGGTTGACCAGGCAATGACCCGTCGTAAGGAGCTTGGTCTGCGTGAAGCACAGCTTGCCCGGCAACAGAAAAATAACGAGCGCGATTTTGAGTTTGCGCAGTCTCAGTTTGAACATAATAAAAACGTTGATCAGCGGAACTTTGATTACAGAGCCAAAGTTGACGACCGTAATTATGCACTGAAGGAAAGGGAGTTTAACGCTAACCAGAATTACCGGAATGCGTCGCTGGGTATGGAGCAGCAGCGACTCCGGATGCAGAAATACAACCAGCGACGGCTTGAGTATAACGATATGCTGGCGCGCGATCAGCCTGTGATGGCGGCGCTTGGAAAGGCTGTGGATGCTGGCGATCGGGATGCAGCAATGCGTCTTTACGGCCAGTTGTCAGAGGGTAATCCGCTGAGGCTGATGGCGAATGATGGCTATGTAGCGAAAGCGGGTCAGGCCGTGAACAACCTGCAAAAAATCTTTGATGACAAGCCAGACAGGGCTATCGCTTCACTTAATACGCCGGAGAATCTTGATGTCCTTTCCGGGGTGTTTGGCCCGGAACTGCAACAGCGTATTGGCATGCCCGATTCAACCGGGAAAAAGACGATAAAAGAGGCCAGGATTGGCAGTATAGTACCGGCACAGCAGGAAGGGTACATACTTATCGGCCTTGATCTCACATACAGTGATGGCTCTACAGCACATAAACCTGTAACAGAATACGGCAGTGCGCACCCTGATGATCAAACCGTGCTGGCGATACCCGTTGATAAGGCTATCGCTCAGGTCAGGGATCGCAGCAAATTTGCAGAGATATCGAAAAATTATGGTTATTTTATGCCGAAGCAGCAGGGACTTTCTCTGAAAGAGCTTCAGAAGGGGGCCAGCAACGTCGCGGCGGACGCGATCAAGAATGGCGGTAATGCACAGGCTGCGGTGGATGAATATTATGCTGCGACTGGTTCACAACCGCATCAACAGAAAATTCAGCAACAAAAACTTCAGCAACAGGTTATCAACTGGGCGGGAGATGATCCTGATAAGCTGTCATTTGCCAGAAATGTAGCGGCCCGTCAGCCTGAAATGCTGGAGCCTCAGAATCAGAAATTGCTGGAGAACGGGTATGCGAATTTTCTCCGTATTCAAAAGGCCAGGGGGGAACAGGCCAGAGATGAAAGTGCTTCATCTGCATCTCAGTTTATCCGTGGACTGAAACAGAATTACGCCCAGTAATTCACGATATTCCATTAATACCATTTCCTGATGCCCGGCCATTGTGCCGGGTTTTTTTATGGAGTCTGTATGGCCTATTCAGAGGAACAGCGTCCTGAGGCGCAACTCGGTAACCAGAATCGTAACAGCCTGAACATTCAGCAACCCGGCGAAACTGACAGCTATGAAGCATTTTTCTCTGATCCGAATCGCTGGAAGGATAACAGTACGTCGTTCAGCCTGGGCGATGTATTGCCAACAATGGGTAAAGGTTTCGCCCAGTCCGTCCGGGGAACAGGGGAAATGGCCCGTGGACTCGGTGATGCGATGATTCAGAGCCCGGTAAAAACAGGGGCGCGTATTTTAAATGAGTTCAGCCGTATGGGGCTGCCGGGTGTCGCAACTGTGCAGGATATTTTTGCCGGTGGCAGCAGGGGGGCTGATGAGGTCATCGATACCCTGCCTGATGGCAAAAACGCGGTTACTGATACTGTCGGTAAAGGTCTGAAGGCAACCGGTAAGGCTGTCAGTGATGGTGCTGAAGCCACTGATGAATGGCTGACCGGTAAGATGTCGCCGGGTGCAGTTCGTGCGCTGAATACGCCGATGACCGAAGGCTATGATGATTCTGCGGTCTGGGTGGCGAAGGGTGTAAACCTGATTGGTGCGCTTGTACCTGATATGGTTGCTGGCGGTGTGGCTAAAAAGGTGGGTGATGTCACACTGCGAAAAATGCTGACCGCCGGGCTGGAGAAAAAATACATCGCGGCAGGGATGCAGCCGGAAAGAGCCACGGCACTGGCAGCAGAAGCTGTCGATAAAAAAATGCCGGATTTATTCCAGGCGGGCCTGATCACCCATTCCACAGCCAGTGCACAGGGGCAGAGTGCAATGGCGGCAGCAGATGCTGTTCTTAATGCGGATTACTCTGAGCTGGCGCAGTCACCGAAATTTCAGCAGACGTTTTTGTCCATTGACGCCGACCCGCAGCACGCACAGCTTACTGATCGCCAGAAAATGGATCTGGCAAAAGAGCGTGTTGCCGATGAGGTGCGCGCGCAGCTGGCAACCGATCCTGAATTGCTGGCTGTGAATGCCATGGCGGCAAAACTGGGTGACGCACAACTGTTTAATCTGGTGACACGAGGCACAGCGAAGACCGTTAAAAGCGGCATTGTCAGAAATGCCACGGAACAGGGGGCGATTAATGCGGCGCAGGGCGGCTATTCACGCTATCAGGAAAACACGGCATTGCGTGAGACCGCCGGAATGGATGTGTCACCGTGGGAGGGCGTGGCTGACGCAACGATCGAAGGTGCAGCCTTTGGTGCTGCGATGGGGGCTCCATCCGGTGCGGTTGCCGGATATCGTGGCAGACGTCAGGCCGCAGAAGAAGCAGCCATGCGTGATGCTGAAACCGTGCAGCAGGACGACGCAGCCCCGCAACCAGAATCTGTTGATCCGGTGGCGCAGCATCGTGAATCCATGCAGGGGATGAATCGCGAGCAGCTTCTGGAGCAGTATGCTGATGCGGATATGGCAACAGAGGGGGACGCATCCGCAGCTCATCGCCGGGAAGCTGCCAGCCAGTTGTTGAATGAACTGGACGAACAGGCGAAGCGACAGGCTGTGATGAATGAGCTGAAGGCGAAGCCGCGTTCTGAACTGCTTGAGGAATACCGCAGACTCAGCCAGAAAGAGGAGCGCACCGAGACTGAAGAACAACAGTTTCAGGCAATACGAGAAGTCATTCGCCCACAACAGGAAGTGACGCCGGAAGCACAGTCACAGCCTGAAAATGCGGAGGATGGTAACGGGAGCATTTACCCGACGGTGCGGTTCCGGGACCCGAATGAAGTCCGCATTGAAATTAACGGGAATGGTGCGTCCAGACCAGCGGAACGCATTGAAAAGGTGCGCCCGGACAACCGTTATTTCACGGATGAGAAAAGCGCCATGGGGAGTGATGTTTTCCGTAATGCCGCCGCCACCGGCCTGAAACCGTCCGTAGTGAAGAAAGGCGAGACTCAATATGCTGTTGAAATGGATAATCCTGCGTTCTCTGAAGATGTGGCAACGGAAACCATTAACACCCTGGCTGACGGAGAGCGTATTGCTGATGCTGACCCGATGGAGCAGCCCGCGTTCATGCGTGACCCACGATTCCGTGGTTTCACGGGGGATGATACGGAGGTACAGGCCCGCCTTGCCCGTGGCAACGTGCCGACGGCAGAGGAGCTTGTACGTTCACAGATGGCTGAAGGTGATGCCGGTCCGACAGCACAGGAGTTAACTGAGCGTCCACGCCTGCCCGCTCCCGGCGATATTCATCCCGGACAGGGATATCCGTTACCGGGAGAGGTGGCGCGTACGCCGGATGAGAATCAGGCAGGACGTGGTGGTCGTTTTACCACAACCGGTGAGGTTAAGGGCCAGAGTTTCCAGAAAGGACAAGCTCTGGCACCGGAAAACGCCGCTGGTCGCCAGGGGGAAACACTCGAGGGTGAAATGGTTCGTCGTGGTCTGCCGTCACCGGATGCGCAGAACGCGACAGCACCGGTACGTGAAGGGCTACCGGCTCCGGACATTACACACAATGTCCGTATGCCTCAGCCTGATCAGCTTCCCCGAACTGTTCGTAACTCATTGCCTGAGCTCGCACAGCAGGCAGAAGTACGTCGACAGGCCGGAGGAAATCGTGACATCCCGCAGCCTGAGACAATCGCACCTGAATCTGAAACAACAGTCGCTACTGACAGGGAAGCTACCGTGCGCGGAGGTGAAGTCAGGGGCAAAAAAATTGAAGACTTTGGTGAAGAAATTAAGGGCGCGGCAAAACACCGTTATGCACAGCTTGCTGAAACACTGGGTAAAACGCTGGAAGACAGGGATTATGTCACGCAACCGCTGAGCAAACTGTTCCCGAAACCGGACTACGCAAAACTGGCGAGCGAAGGGGCTGATGCTGACACCCTGGCAATGATAGCGCTGTATCGTAGCGATATTCCGGTGAAGACGAAACACAATACGGCAGGCTGGGGGGAGAGCGTAAAAAAAGTACGACACAGTGTATCGGAAATGCTGAACGGAACGGTCAGCGCGAAACGCCTCGCAGAATGGATGGAAGGCAGAATGCCCTCCCGTTACGCGGACACCTGGCAACTGTTACGCACTCTGCCACCCTCACAGATGGACAAGGCTTCTGCTTATCGGGTGGTATCGGGTGTGTATCAGGCGGCAGGAGGGAAGCGTTACGATCCGCCACAGAAACTTTATTCACTGCGCAATAAGGACAATAAGGGGAGTAACCTCTTTTTCTCGGAAAGCAGGGATGAATTACTGGCAAAGGCGAAAGTCTGGTTTGCAGAGCAGGAGGAAAAATCACAGGCGAAAGGTGATGAAAAAACAGCACCGTCTCCGGATGACAAAATCCGCTTTGACGTTTACCGGAATACCCGCAGTGGCGATATTTTTATCGCTTACGGTAAAAACAAAATGCGGGTGAGAGGTGGCTTTAAGTCAGCCAGTGATGCGCGTAAGTACATTGATTTACATCGTGATGAGCTTGTTCGTCATGTGAAGGAGATGCGGGAGATTTCGCGTGAGGAGCAGCGCAACGCCACCAACCGCGACCGTACCGGACCAGAACGCCGCAAGGGGGATGTTTCACCGGAGCAGTTCAGTGATGCGTTTGGTTTTCGTGGTGTGCAGTTTGGTAATTATGTGGAAAGTCCGCGTCGTCAGGCTGATTTGAACCGGGCTTATGACTCGCTGCATGACCTGGCTGACGTGCTGAATGTACCGACAAAAGCGCTTTCTCTGAACGGTCGTCTTGGGCTTGCTTTTGGTGCCCGTGGTAAGGGTAAGGCGGCGGCACACTATGAGTCAGGTGAGGTGGCAATCAACCTGACAAAAGGTAACGGACCGGGTGCGCTGGCGCACGAATGGTTCCATTCTCTGGATAATTATTTTGGTCGTTATGACGTTTCCAGTGACGGGAAAATTACGTCAGGTGGCGACTTTATGACGGAAGCACAGCGTGTCAGGCGCATATTTAAAGACGGCAGGTATGTTGATGCTGAATATCCGGTACGTCAGGAGGTTTACGACGCTTTTAAAGGTGTGATTCAGGCCATTAAAAACAGTGACATGCCGCGTCGTTCAGCGCTTCTTGATGAGGTGCGCTCAAAACCGTACTGGTCAACGGATGTTGAAATGGCGGCACGTGCCTTTGAGCGTTATGTTCAGGATAAGGCGCGTATGGCTGGCGTGGAGAATGATTATCTGGTCAATATCCGTAAGGCACCTGAGCACAACACAGATAACACCTACGCTTATCCGACGAATGCGGAACTGGATGGCGGTATTCGTGAGGCATTCGATCACCTGTTCCGCACCCTGAAAACCCGTGAGACGGACAAGGGCGTTGCGTTTTATTCCCGTAAGGGCATGACCCGCACACCTGAAGGTAATCTCATTTCGGATGTTAACCGTAGTGCGGAAGCCAAAGGCAGCCCGGTCCCGCAGGTTGAAGCGGTTGCCCGTGGCGTGATGAGCGGCATTAAGGACAGTGACCTGACGGTCCGTGTGGTGAAGTCACAGAAAGAGGCTGAAGCGCTGGCGGGTGAATCGTTCGACGGTTACGGCAGGGTGCACGCATTCTATCGTCCGGATAAACGAGAAATTGTCCTGGTGGCGGATAACATCCCTGACGGGCAGACCGTACGCGAGAAGTTGCGTCACGAGATTATCCACCATGCCATGGAGCATGTTGTCACGCCAGCGGAATATCAGACGATTATCAAAACCGTGCTGAAAACCCGCGACAGTGATAACGCCACCATCCGTGAAGCCTGGCGTAAGGTTGATGCGTCCTATGGTAAGGAATCACCGGAAGTACAGGCGGGTGAATTTCTGGCACATATGGCGGAGAAACAGCCGAATAAATTCGTGGCGGCATGGGAGCGTGTTGTTGCCCTGGTCAAAGGGGTACTGCGTCGTACGGGGTTACTGAAGCCGACGGAACTGAACGATATCAGACTTGTTCGCGAGACCATCCGTACGTTAGGCCAGCGTGTGCGGGAAGGTTACACGCCGCGTGAGGATGGCGTGGGCGCATCGTCTCAGTACTCCCGTAGTGGTAAGCCTGATCCGTTCAAAGTGCCGGAAGGTGAGGGTGAACGTTATCGCGATGACCTTGCCAGAATGATGAAATCTCTGCGTACCACAGATTTAACGGTAAACATCGGGCGTACGCCGCCGGTATTGCGTCACCTTGGTGCACCGGATTTGCCGCTGGTTATTTCCCGCGATACTGTGCGGAAGGCCACCAATGGTGTGAAACATGTGGTGCCGATGGATGTTATCGAGAGACTACCGGAACTGATGCACGATCCGGATGCAATTTACCGCTCAGCGACAGAAAGAAATGCGGTTGTGATGCTGCTTGATGCCGTGGATAAAAATGGTGATCCGGTAGTGTCTGCGGTGCATATGAAGGCAACCCAAAAACTTCTGGAAGTTAACCGTATTGCTTCTGTTTACGGAACGGAAAACGGGAAAAAACTGAAGAGTATGGAAACGGCTGGCTTAACATTATACAGGAGAGAAAAAGTAAACCCTGATGGTTCTCTGTACAGAGGGCTCCAATTGCCCAAAGATGAGCACTCCCGTCAGGGTTCTGCGGATAAAATACTCTATCCTGAAGATATTCGCAAGGGGCCGTATTACTCCCGTACCAGCAGTCTGACACCGGAAGAGACAATTGCATCGCGTTTTGTGCGCCAGATGCAGGATAAATTCCAGGTGCTGAAAGCTGTTCAGGAGAATATCCGTAAAACTGGTGGAAAAATAGACGACAGTAACAACGCTTATATGGCGGAAGAACTCTTCCACGGGAAGGCGGAAAACGACCTGAACGTGATGAAGGAGCGCTACGTTCAGCCACTGGCTAAATTACTGGCGGACTACAAAATTGCGCAGGCCGATCTGGATGAGTACCTCTACGCCCGTCACGCGCCGGAACGTAACGCGCATATCGCGAAAATCAACCCGAAAATGCCGGACGGCGGTTCGGGGATGACCAACGCGGAGGCGGCGGAAATCATGCAGCGTGTACGTAACAGCGGCAAACAGGCACAGTATGACCGTCTGGCAGGGATTGTTGACGATATGCTGGCCCGTCGCCGTGAGCTTATCCGTGAGGCAGGACTGGAAGAGAGCGGCGTGGTGGATGCCTGGCAGAAAGCCTACCGTTACTACGTTCCCCTGAAAGGGCAGGATGTTGACGGTGTGGTGTCACTGCCACGTACAGGCAAGGGATTCACCATCGGCGGGCGTGAAAGTAAGCAGGCCATGGGGCGCGCATCCCGCGCACAGTCTCCTTCCACTCAGGCGATACAGGATTTGAGCGAATCACTGATCCGCAATCGCAAAAATGAAGTGGGTAACGCCTTCCTGAAACTGGTACAGGATAATCCCGACAAGGATTACTGGCAGGTATTCACCGATGACAGACCGGATACCATGCGGACGATTGCAGAGCGCAAGGACAAGGAAACTGGTGAAACCATTCGCGAAGTTGTCGAACGCCCTGTACCGATGGCAATGATGGCAGACCGGTACTTCACCACCAAAAAGAACGGCAAAACGTACTACATCAAACTCCATGATCCGCGCCTGATGCGTGCGATGAAGAATATGGGACCGGAAACCAGTAACGCCGTAATCCGCACGCTGGGGAAAGTTAACCGCTTCCTGGCAACGGTGAACACGTCGTATAACCCGGAATTCCTGGTCAGTAACTTCATCCGTGACGTACAGACGGCGGTGATGAACCTGAAGGCGGAGCAGGGAAGGAGCGACGGCAAACTGAAAGGGCTGGATAACTTATCCGCACTGGCTGTGGTGAAAGACAGTCGGTCTGCCATGTCTGCCGTATACGCCAGTCTGCGTGGTAAAACCCTCACGGGCAACGGTGCGCAGTGGCAGAAGGTGTGGAAAGAGTTTGTTGAGGACGGAGGTAAAACCGGCTGGTTTAACATGGGTGACCTTGAAGGCCAGCAGAAGGAAATGGATCGCCTTGTATCGCTGGCGAAGGGAGGATGGAAAGGCCAGAGTATCGGTGCATGGAATTCGTTCCTTAACCTTGTCGAGGATGCCAACGGGGCGGTTGAAAACGCTCTGCGTCTTTCTGCCTATAAACACGCCCGTGATGCCGGTTTGTCACGCCAGCAGGCGGCGTCTCTTGCCAAAAACATGACGGTGAACTTTAACCGTCGTGGTGAGCAGGGGGCGCTGATGAACTCGCTGTACATGTTCGCCAACGCCAGTATTCAGGGAACGGCAAATCTGGTGAGAACGCTCGGACATCTTAATGGTGAGGGACCTTTACTGGAGCGCCTTCGCTGGAAGAATCTGAATGTTCCGCAGAAAATCGCGCTTGCCGCTGTGGGAGCGGGTTATCTGCTTGGCTCGCTTAACCGCAGCGTGGCGGGTGAGGATGATGACGGGGTTAACTGGTATGACAAAGTACCGTCTCATGTGAAAGAGCGTAACCTCGTCATTATGAAATCGGTGTTCGGGGGCAAGGCCGGAGAGTACTGGAGTATTCCTCTGCCTTACGGGTACAACGTTTTCTTCCTGCTTGGTCACACAGCCGAAGGGGTGGCAGCGGGCGACCTGACCGCTTCACGTGCTGCCGGTAATGTTGTTGGTGGTGTGCTTGGGGCATTCAGTCCTGTGGGCAGTGAAACGTCGGAAACACTGTCCGGGGCATTGCTGAAAAATGCAGCGCCGACCATTCTGCGTCCGTTTGCGAACCTTGCCATGAATGAAAACTTCATGGGGGCGCAGATTTACCAGGAGAACATGCCGTTTGGTACACCAAAACCTGACAGCCAGCTGGGAAGACGTTCAACGCCAGAAGCGTACAAGGCGTTTGCATCCTGGCTGAATGCGTTCTCAGGTGGCAGCCAGTACCGTCCCGGCGCGGTGGATATCACACCGGAATCGCTGAAATTCTGGATTGACTATATCTCCGGAGGGACAGGGCGCTTCATTTCCAAAACCACGGATGCGGCGGTGAAATCGCTGAATGGTATTGATATACCGGAACAGCAGGTGCCCTTCCTGGGGAAAATTTCGGGGGAGGTGATGCCGTATGCAGACCAGCAGAAGATGTACGACCGGATGACAGAGATTGCGCAGTATCACGCAGAGCTGAAGAGTCTGACCGGTGCAGAAAGAACGGCGTTCATTGACGAGAACAACGGAAAATTGTCGATGAACGGGCTTATGCAGGATACCCGGAAGAGACTGAAGGATTTGCGTAAACAGCGTGATGCCATTTATGCCGACAGTTCTCTCAGTCTGGCGCAGCAGGCGGCGATAGTGAAATCGGTAGAGCGGGATATGAAGGTTGCCGTGGATCGCTTTAACCGCGAGTACAACAAAAAAGTGGGAGTGGATTAACAGAAATGGCCCCGTACGGAAGTGCGGGGCTGATTAAGGAATAAACACACATTAACCTGTAATAACCGGAGCTATTAACATATAGTCAGAAAGAGTATTTCATGTGAGACAGAGAGCCGATTTATGTTTAATGAAGAAAAAGTTGCGCAAATGGCAGCGTATTTGCTGAAAAAGCATGGCGGATCTATGCGTTTCATTAAGCTGATGAAGCTGATGTATCTCTCTGACCGCAAAGCAATGGAGTCTTTAACCGGGAAGGGGAGAGGTTTGAATGCTCCCCCACAATTCCCCGGCATCAAATCTCCATGCAGGTGAACTATTTTACCCCCAGCGGCAAATCGCAAAAACAATCAGTGCGATCGAAATGGCAGCCACTACAATTGCAAATGCTTCAGGCTAGGTCATTGGCTTACCTCCTTCGGCGGTTCTGGTAGCGGCATCCAGTGGGTTACTTCTTTGAGATGCAGGTCTTCGCCATCACCGTCATCCCAAGTGGGATTGCCATCATTAAACCAGTCGCCATATACGCCGACCTGAGTGTTGGGGATGCTTGGTGGGTAGTTGTTTTTAAAGTCAGCTGCTAACACATAGTATTGTCGCTCTCCCATTTCTGGCATTCGATCACTACAGCTTATCCAACCATCCGGAGTTACCGGAACTGGCGGAACGGCTGTTTGCTCTCGAACGTCATTAGTCGCTATCGGTTCTGCTGCCAACTGACTGGCATATTTGTTAATGGTAACGATAAGCTCTTGCTCAGCCTCATCCAGACAATCACCGATACCTCGCCTGTCACCGTCAAAATCATCGAAATCGGCACGAATCTTGGCAACCTTCTGGATTGCGGACAACACCTCACTAGGAATTACCGGATAGTTGGTTGACGTTTCCGCGATTTCCCGAAAATTATTGGTTGACGAATTCTTGTTTTCCCGAAAGTTTCCGGACTGAAGCATGGCGGCGCGGCAGGCATTCCAGCCTCTTACCTCTGCAATAGCGGCAACCGCATCAACCGCGTACATGCTAAGAGGATTAGGCATTGGTTTTTCTTCCGGTACTACTGGTGCTGGAGGGGCGGCGTAAATGCCCTCTATCACTAAATGTTTGCGCTCAAAATCATCTGGCTCTCGATGATATACGTAACTCCAATCACCAAGGTTATCATTGCGCCTGCAACGGAAACCTATCGGCTCGGCTTCCAGCGCTGCCAGAGCAATTCGTGCCAGTTCTTCCGCTTCTTCTGCTGGCAGTACAACGTTGCTACCAGGTCCGTATGTTTCGCGCCACTGCTTGATTGTCAGTAGTCGCTCTTTGGTAATAGTGATCATGCCGCGTTTCCTTCTTTCTTATTAACAATTACACCGTCATATATTTCATTAAGGTGCCCTCTCAACTCCATGCGCCTTAATGCAGATAACATGTAATCGCATTCAACCTGCTTATTCCCAATAAAAGGTTTATCTTCAGGGTTACCCCAACAGCAATTCCCCTTGGGCCATCCATGTACTTTCCGTACTCTTCCGTTAACAACGTGAAGTAATCCCCAGCCAGGTGGTAAATCCTCAATTGAAATAATTCCCGGCTCACTAATAAAGAATCGCCAGTCGCCCATTCCAAGAGACGGATTTTTACGAAAACGCTTTTTTCTATCTGCCAACAAGTCAGCACGAGAACATTTCGCCTCTATCAGGCATGATGCTGAATTTCTGAATCCCATAGCATCTGGCTGTTCTCCGGTACTGGTTACAGCTATAAAGCGGTCATGAAAACAAACCTTGAACCCGTTGCGCTTAAGGAACTTGTACGCAATCTGACAGAGTTCGCGGTGTGTTAACGCCATATCACTCTCCTTTGATGCGAATGCCAGCAAGCCAGTTTCTTATGCCGATATATTCAGCGTTCCGGAAACCGCTTTTTACATATATAAATGGCAAGCGAAGATTGTGACCATTGACTGCCAGGTAGTCTTTACAACCCTGTTCGGTGAAACAGCAGGTAACGAATTCATCAATATCTTTCACAGCAACGCGCCGCCATTTTTCTGGTGGCTCTCGAAAGTTTTCATGAAGTAGCTCGAGACGACGACTATGGCGTTTATTGGCTTCATTGCCATCTTCGTCAACCCAGACAATCCGGTCATGGTCATAATCAGCATCAACAACGATTTCGCGCTTTTGATACACACAAAACATGGGATCTGACGTTATTCGATTGTCCTGTGTTCGAATATTTTCACCGATGATGCCAAACGAATCTGGTGCAGATTTTGTCTGCATCTCTTCGATACGTTCAGCCATCGCAGCACACTCTTCAAAGTTGCTTAATGCTTTTCGCTCCCATTCGGCGCATTGTTTTTCCAGTTCTGCTATGCGCTTACTTCCATCCGCGATTACTCCCTCGTAATATTCACGCTGCTCGTTGAGTTTTGATTTTGCTGTTTCAAGCTCAACGCGCAGCTTCCCTACCGTAAGCGCAATATCCTCGTTCTCCTGGTCGCGGCGTTTGATGTATTGCTGGTTTCTTTCCCGTTCATCCAGCAGTGCCAGCACGGTAGCCGGATTGGCTGCGGCGATGAATTCAGCATTGGCCTGCTGTTCCATTTGGAAATCTTCATCGAAACCGCTTTCAGGATGTGCTCCTTCAATTCTGCAAATGGGAATATATCCAGCAGCCTCGCGATGAATTAGTGCATCATCACCATCAAATCGGTTCTCTCCATATTCGAGCGACCACTCACCACGCGTTGCTTTTTCTGCCTTTTCACGCAGTACCTGATAGTTAATCTCGCTCATTTTTCTCTTCGCTCCGGTATACAAGAATTACAACGTCACCTCTGCTAATTACGCGAGCTGGATCTCCTGGCTCCATGCTGTCAATCCCGAAGGCTTCGGAAAACGCATTCATTGCCTTCTGGCGTTGATCCTGCTTACGGCATTTATTCCATTTTTTCAGTAACAACAGCGATAGCCACCGCCCGGCGCAGAACATAATGTAAAAATAACCAAGAAGCGCCAGACCTGTGTTGAGGGCCGTATCGATCGTTATAGTGGTGTCTATGCTCACTTCACACCTCTCTGTTTGTTGATAAGTTCAATATCCTGCTGGCAACTGGCGCAAGTTCGGCATCCGCGAACAGCCTGGCGTCGCCGCTCATCTATCGGATCGCCACACTCGCAACAATGAGTAGCAGATGGGGCATTACTTTCGGATTTGTATTTTTGCAGGGAGAGATTGCGCTGCAATTCTTCGATTTCAGCGGCATTGTCGATGATATCTGCCATTTTCCTTTCCTTCAGGCATGAAAAAAGGAGCCGAAGCTCCTTTGGTATCAGAATTCAAATTGTCTTGCTCTTAGTTGCGCTAGCATACTTCTGGCCCTATGCACCATATAGTTGGCGGGATCAAGTTTTGCTGCTTCGCGGAGCAATGTGTCGCGAGTCCGGTTGGTTATATGACGAGTCTCGTAGGCCAGATCAAACAGTTTCCCGTAGTAATCAGAATTCAGTTCTCTCATGACGGGGTATAGCTGCTTACTGAGTTGTTGTGCTTTTTCCATCCAGAGTTGAACGTAGCAGAGCAGGATGATGTCTTCTGCTGTGAATTGCTGCTCAGTTTGTACTGGCTGAATGTTGCGAAGTTTCTTTTCGCACTCGATGAAGTATCGGCGTATCTGGCGGCCTTTTTCGTTACGTTCAACCATCGCAAGCTCTTTGGCTGTGTCGAGGGTGAGGTGGTAATCCTTGCGGCGGCGGCCTGGAGTTTTCGCCAAATTTGGCGAAAATAGAATGTAGTCTAAATTTTCTACGAATCCATACTCGTTTAGCTTGGCCCGTATCCAGTTAGAAAAATCTTTACCTACCTCTAAAAATCCATGCAAATCACGCGCGTTCACCAGAAGCGTAGGTTCATTTGAGATTGTACCTTCAAACACAGGGATGAGTTGAGTGGTCATGATGACCTCCTTTGGCTTTTTTCGAGAAATGCCACCACAAAATGTGGTGCCGGGAGGCTCGAAACGGCCCAAAAGATACCGCGGACTTATTCCCCTTGCGGGTGTTGTATTCGTCGCCCTCCCGACATTGATCGGGGATGTGACCGCACACTGTGCTATCACTGAATAACAGGCATAAAAAATCCAACACTGACGGGGTTGGTTTAATCCGCTTTTGGGAGGTTTTCGAGGCCTCGGCGCGGAGTATAGTCAGTATTGGACGCAGTCGTCAACCATCGCCGTTTCTTTGGCTGTGTCGAGGGTGAGGTGGTAATCCTTGCGGTTGTGACCGCCTCTACCAGATGTTTGCTTTCCCAAATTGGAAAGCAAAATATAGTCTTGATTTTCAATGAATTCGTATTCTGAAATGCGATTTGTAATCCATGCCGCAAACACCTTTTTCACGCCTAAAAAAGCATGCAGATCGCGGGCATTGCAGAGTAGGGCTGTTTCGTTGTCGATAGTGCCGTTGAATACGGGGATGAGTTGATTAGCCATAATTATGACTCCTGACGTTTTAGTATTGACTGCCACCTTAGTGGGGTGGCGGGCTTCAACTACCGCGTCAGACGGCGGAGCGTATTTCCCGAAAGGGTATTGTATTAGGCTCTCTCGACCCGCCATTGATATGGCGATACCTGTAAACAGGCATAAAAAAGCCGCAAAGCTATCGGGTGCGGTTGACCGCTGACGTTGTAGTGCAGTCAGTATGCGATAGCTCTGGCAGATTTGTCAAATCGTGCAGTAACATCCTTTTCTTCCTTGCCATTTCTCAATGATGACAAAGGGTGGATTCGGATTGGTATTGGGACAAAAGTGAGACACACAAAGCTTTGCATCGGCTTACAAAGCTTTGCATGTTTTTCAATGTTGGGACGTGTGAGCGCAGAAATGACGGGCTATCTAATTGATTTTAAACGATACGTAACCAACTTTAAAATCTTTGCACGCCAGTTCGCAGGTTTTACAGCCAGTACAGCGGCTGGAATCGATAAAAAATCCATATTGTGTGGTCATGGGCTACTCCTTAAACCTTTTCGATCTGGACAAGATTGCTGTGCGACGGGTTTCCCTTTGCCAGCGGTGAAGGGCGGTGAGAGGTCAGAATATTGATACTGCCGCCGTGATCGACCCGGTCACCAAACATATCCGCTTTAAGCCACGCACCTTGCCCGATGGCGGTAACGCCAGGCAGAATACGCGGAGTCACTTTTGCGGCAATCAGCATTTCTCCATTATTGTTAAATACCCGCACGGTATCGCCATGACGGATACCGCGTGCCTGAGCATCAATGGGGTTGATCCACACCTCTTGTGGGCAGGCCTGCTGTAACACATCAATATTGCCGTAGCTGGAGTGGGTACGCGCTTTGTAGTGGAAGCCCGTTAACTGCAGTGGATAGGTTTTCCGCAGGGGATCGTCCCAGCCATCAAAACCTGGGGTATACGCAGGAAGGGGATGAATAATTTCATCTTTTTTCAATTCCCAGGTATCTGCAATCTTCGCCAGTCGTTCAGAATAAATTTCGATTTTCCCCGAAGGTGTTTTCAACGGGTTTGCCTGTGGATCTTCACGGAATGCGCGGAAAGCGACGTAGTGTTCTTCCGGGCATTTTTTCTTAAAGATCCCGGTCGTTTTCATCTCCTCGTAGTCGGGCATCTCAGGGTTACGTTCCTTCGTTTTCGCATGGAGATATTTGATCCATTCATGCTGACTGCGACCTTCAGTAAAGGTTTGATAAACGTCTGGTCCTAAGCGTTTGGCGACTTCACTCAGCATCCAGTAGATGGGTTTGCGTTCAAATTTTGCTGAGGTTGCGGGTTGGGCGAGGATCACATAGCCCATATTCCCTGCAGATTCATGAGAGATAAGGTCTTCTTGCTCTGTTGGCATCAGGTCGGGCAACAGGATATCGCAATACTTAGCCGAGGCCGTCATGAAGAGGTCAATGCCAACAATCATCTCGCACTTGCTGTCATCCTGAAGCACCTCATGGGTGTGATTGATGTCGCCATGTTGATTGATCAATGTGTTACTGGCGTAGCACCATAAAAACTTGATGGGGACATCCAGTTTTTCTTTTCCACGAACACCATCACGGGTCGCGGTCATTTCCGTACCATGGTCGATGGCATCTGTCCATGTAAAGACGGAAATCTGCGTTTTAACAGGATTCTCAAGCATCGGGAACCATTCTACCCCCAGATCCCAGCTACCTTCGCGTACACCTGAGTTGCCGCCGTTTATGCCGACGTTACCGGTGAGAACGGAAAGCATGGCAATAGCGCGGGACGTTTGCTCGCCGTTGGAATGTCGTTGTGGCCCCCAACCCTGACAAATATAAGCAGGTTTTGCTGAACCGATCTCTCGTGCCAACTGGATAATTTTTTCTGCCGGGATGCTGGTGATTTTTGCTGCCCATTCCGGCGTTTTAGCTATGCCGTCAGGCCCTTCGCCCAGAATATAGGCTTTATAATGCGCGTTACGTGGTGCGTTGGCGGGCAGCGTTTTTTCATCGTAACCAACACAATATTTGTCGAGAAATGGCTGATCGACCATGTTTTCAGTAATCAGTACCCAGGCAATCGCACAGGCCAGTGCGCCATCGGTGCCAGGGCGAATGGGCAGCCATTCATCTTCACGCCCGGCAGCAGTGTCGTTATAACGTGGATCGATGACGATCATGCGTGCGTTTGAACGTTCGCGGGCTTGCTCGACGTAGTAAGTGACACCACCGCCGCTCATCCGCGTTTCTGCCGGGTTATTTCCGAACATAACGACCAGTTTCGTATTGGCGATATCATCCGGGCTGTTGCCATCATTGGCACCGAACATATAACTCATTGCGGCACTGATCTGTGCGGTACTGTAGCTGCCATAGCGACTGAGAAAACCACCGCAAGAGTTCATCAGACGGTACGGGACGTTTGAGTTGGTGATGTTTCCGCCATCTACGCCTGTTCCGTACAGGACATGTACAGCCTCATTGCCGTAATCTTTCAGGATCCGCCGAAGATTATCACTGATGGTATCCAGGGCTTCGTCCCAACTTATCCGTTCAAATTTACCTTCACCGCGCTTGCCGACGCGCTTCATGGGATATTTCAACCTATCAGGATGATTCATCCGTCGGCGGATAGAGCGCCCGCGTAAACACGCTCGAACCTGATGGTTACCGTAGACGTCGTCACCTGTCGTATCAGACTCCACCCAGTACACGGTGTCATCTTTCACATGCAAACGTAACAGACAGCGGCTCCCGCAGTTAACGGTGCAGGAACTCCAGACCGCTTTCTCTTCTACCGGAGCCTCTGCCGCCCGGACCATTTGGGAAAATGGCAGAGTGAAAGCACTGCTTGCCAGCGCAAGACTGCCAAGTGCGGAGGTTTTCATCAGACTTCTACGGCTGATTTCAGCCTTCATGAGCGCCTCTGTGGTATGGATTTTCATCATTACTCACTTATTGCTTTTCAAACAAAATGTCATGCCAGAATTTATGATTGTCGTGGGTTATATTTTTTCGATCTCGACCAGATTAGTGTGCTGCGGGTTTCCCTTCGCCAGTGGTGAAGGGCGCAGAGTGGTTAGCGTATTCACACAGCCGCCATGGTCGATTTTATCGCCAGACATATTGGCCTCGTGCCAGGCTCCCTGGCCCATAGCGCTAACTCCAGGGAGAATACGTGGTGTTACTTTGGCTGGTAGCCGAACTTCGCCACGATGGTTAAACACCCGCACCATATCGCCGTTGGCAATCCCACGTTTCTGCGCATCTATAGGGTTGATCCACACCTCCTGACGGCAGGCAGCCTTCAGGAGATCAATATTGCCGTAGGTCGAGTGAGTACGGGATTTGTAATGGAAACCAAACAGTTGCAGTGGGAAGGTTCTACGTTCAGGGGAGTCCCAGCCTTCAAAGGTAGAGGCATAAACTGGCAGTGGGCTTATCACTTCATCTTTTTCCAGTTCCCAGGTACGGGCAATTTCCGCCAGCTTGCTGGAATAAATTTCAATCTTACCGGAAGGTGTTTTAAGTGGATTTGCCTCGGGGTCGTCACGAAATGCTTTGTAGGCGACAAAATGACCATTGGGATCTTTACGCTTATAGATACCCATTTTTTTCAGTTCGTCGTAAGACGGTAACGCCGGATCTTTGGCAAGCATTTTGGCGTACAGATGTTGTAACCATTGTTCCTGCGTGCGACCTTCAGTGAACTTTTGATAGACGTCAGGTCCAAGACGTTTCGCGACTTCACTCAGGATCCAGTAAATCGGTTTGCGTTCGAATTTTTCGCTGGTGACAGGCTGGAGGAAAATGAGATATCCCATGTTACCGGCGTAGTCGTTAGGAATAATATCTTCCTGCTCAACGGTCATCAGGTCTGGCAGCAGAATGTCGGCATATTTTGCCGATGAGGTCATAAAGTTTTCGATGACCACAATCATTTCGCATTTCGATTCGTCCTGCAGAATTTCATGCGTTTTGTTGATGTCAGAATGCTGATTAACGAGGGTATTTCCCGCGTAGTTCCAGATGGACTCCATTGTCAGACGGATGGATGGACTTGAAGTAGTTGACTCAATGCTACTTAAGGTCCTGATATGACTGACATTAACCATGATAATACTGTATATCCATCCAGTTCTTTCTCTGGGTCTCCCTATCTGTATCAGCAAGTCTGCACCTCAAGTCCTGACACAAGGCTGACACAAATCAATCTACTCAGCGTAGCTAAGCCTCAGTTAGTCCGTAGAGCCAATGGTCGATATACTATCCGCTTCAGACTCAAGGGACAGACCATCCCGTTTCTTTCAGTATCGACCCGAAGCACAGACAGGAGAGTAGCCACAATGCGTCAGAGAGAGCTTGCAGCCACAGCTAAGTCCTTCATGTTGGATAGGCCTGATGTCTCGCTACAGGAGCTTACGGACCACCTCCGGTCTATGGCTGAGCAGTTCCTGACAGACGCCAGTGATGACTACTGGAATGGACTTGAGGTCGCTACTCTGGTGGACGAGAAGTCCAACCTGAAGGAGCTAGCCGCTACGCAAGCCTTGAGTCTGGACCAGCAGAAGGGCATAAGGTTAGCGCTTGAAGTCCTGACCGCAGCACAGCAGAGGGTAGACACTGGTGATGCCTCTGGTCTGATTAAGCTGATTGATGATAATAACCATACTGATTACTCAACTATAGGCGACTCTACGTCAATTCTGAAGAATGAGCAGGGGGATAGACCAGCAGTTTTCACACAGGAGCGTCAGCCATCTGTGGTTTTTTCAAGCCTAGTGTCCTCGCTGCTGGCTGAGAAGGTCCAGACCCTGAAGTCCTCCAGCTACAAGGACCTGTCGTCCTCACTGAATACCGTCTCTCGGTTCTTACCTGAAGACATGGACCTGATGTCCCGCTCTGAGTGGCTGGCTGTCAGGGACTCCATGCTGGCTGCTGAGGTGAGACCATCGACAATCAACAAGCTGCTGACTAAGGCGAAGATGTGTCTTGATTATGGCCTGATGAATGGGCAACTTGAGGGCCGCAACCCTATTGAACGGATGAAGCTGACCAAGGATATCGACTCCAAGCGCAGAGCGTTCACAGACGAGGAGCTGGAGAGACTTCTGGTCCGTGTTGAGTCTGAGTATCAGTTCACACGACACACGGCTCACACGACCTCTGAGGCCCGTAGATGGGCGTCTCTGGTGTCTGTGGTCACTGGCGCGAGGTCTGCTGAAGTCTGCCACCTGACTAAACGTGACATTGTCACCTTAGACAACGGTTTAACCTGCATCGACATCAATGAAGATGGGGACGGTAAGTCTGTGAAGAACAAACATTCAGTCCGACTTGTACCGCTGACCGATGGGGCCTGTGGGTTCGACCTGAAGTCCTTCCTTGAATGGGTAGACACGCAGCCTGACGACGGCGGTCCTCTCTTCGGGATGACTCCGAGCGCCTACTCTAGCTGGTTTAACTCTAGGGTCCTGACTGAGGCACTGGGAGACGCTGAGAACGTTTCTCTCCATAGTCTGAGGCATTGGCTGGCGACCCGAATGAAAGAGCGTGGAGTCAATCTGGTGGACGCTCAGGGCATCTTAGGCCATAGCAGTCAGTCAATTACGTATGACCTGTACGGGAAAGGACACGCTGTTGGTAGGCTGGCTGAGGTGCTGAAGACAGCTTTACTTTAAGTAGGAAGACCCAAGGTGGAGACCATATACGGCTTGATGGTTGAGACCTTGGGTCACTGAAGTCTGACTGAAGTTAGGGAGGGTGATAATAATCATAATCCCTCCTGACTATAGGCCCACTGGTTCGCCTTCGGCTGTCAGACTCTAAGTCTGTATGTGGTCTTATTTAAACTGGTTCCCTAACTCCAGTACTCCAAATTCCTATGGTCTCCTCTTGACATTCCTGTTTAACTGTGAGTCGCCTCTGGTCTCTCTTTATATATACTTCCTTAATTCCTGAGGCGTCTTTAGTCCTTGACATCCAGTCCAGCCTGTGAGTCACATCCGGTCCTCCCTCTTTATATATACTTCCTTAATTCCTAGGGTCGCCTTAATCCTTGACATCCAGTCCAGCCTGTGAGTCACATCCTGTCGCGCTACTGTATGCATCACCAGTGATGGACTTGATTATCACTATAGGGGAACCAACTAATTCAACTACAGGAGATACTCTATGGCACGACCAATCGCAACTCACGACAACACGTTCACCAAAGCCTACTTGCAGCAGCACTGCGGGGACCTGCTGTCATTCGATGGTCAGGGCGACCTGAGTGGTTGGCTGGATGATGTCCTTACTGGTGCTGGTCGCCTGAACGAATCAATGGCAAGCAATACCAAGCCTGTCAGCCCATACTTGATTCTGACCCAACTACTAACGCACGACACATTAACTGTAAGCGCTGTACAGGAGTCCCTGAGCCGTAAGCGTGTTGCCTTGGGTGAACCTATGGTTTCAACTCGCTACGCTCGCTACGTCTATGCTACCGTCGTCAGCGCCAGTAAATCCGTCCAGTACCACGCCAGTAAAGCTGGTTCATGATTACGGACCCTAAACTATCACTATAGGGAGACCAGCCTCCGCCTCTGAGTCTGATGCGTCAGAACATGCGAGCATCTGGTCAACCGACATTAAGTATCTCTCCTAAGTAATCAAGGCATGTGACCGCCTCTGTCAGACCTCGTGTATCGACCTCCAGCTCGTTAGCGTTCTCGTGTCTTCATTATGATTTGGGTCTATCACCGCTCACCATCTGGAAGTCCTTACAGCTCGTCCTGACATGCGGTCTCACCTTTATATGGCTGGAAGAGACCTCCTCTGTCAGACGCTATCTAACCAACCCAGAAAACGGGTTTGTTAAAAAGATTAACATGGGTCTCCACCTTCATGAGGACCGCTCCGGAAATTTCCGGACCGTGAACGGGTGGCTCTATCACAGGTCGCGAAAATGGAAACCTGCTTAACGTCCCCAAAACTGAGCAGTCACCATTCTTAACGGGTCCAAATTTGGGCGCGTTGGCGAGAAGTCTAACCAACCCAGAAAACGGGTTTGTTAAAAAAGTTAACATGGTCTTCACACGACCTCATTACCTCAAGTCTTTCTGTATGTCTCCTGTTGCCTGTGAGTCTCCCTATCGTTGGGGGCTTGAGTAGGCTTTCAGGGTGTGACTTCAGGAGGCATAACAAAAGGAGTACAACGATATGTCAACTCAACCCTTAATGAAGCATGAAGTAGTTCTTCCTGTCATCGTTGACGGCTATCACTGGGCCTGTAATCAGGACCGTATGTGGAACCTGAACGAGCTACATAAAGAGCTTGAGCTTCCATCTGCTAAGGAGCCGGGTCAGTGGCGTTCTAGCGTCAGGACGCTTCTTGACCAAGATGCAAATCTGCATGTTGCTCATGGTGGTTCGACTCCGGGGACATGGGCTACTGAAGAGGCGGCTATTGCCTATGCGATGTGGGTCTCACCTGATTTCTACCTTAAGGTCATCCGTGCTTTCATCGCTTTACGTAACGACAAAGTGTCGGAAGCTAAGGCGCTGGCGCAGGACTCCAAGGAACTTAAGGGTCTCAAGCCTATAGCCCGTAACTGGCTGGAAAAGCTGGATAACCCGAAGCAGGGCCACACCCTGACAGAGTGTCTTAAGAATCTCGACTTCAGGTTAGGTACAAAGCTGGTATCAGCCAAGGCTCTTAATGCCGTATTGAAGTCAGGGCGTATAGCTAATCCCTTCTATAGTCGCAAGCTGGACGGTCGAGGACAGCCTGTATTTGACATCTCGTCAGGTGGCTGGATGACCAGCTTCAATCCTAAGGGTCTGGAGAACGGCTATTACCGTCTTCAGGATAACCACTATAACGGTCAGGAGGGGCTTAAGGTCCTCACCAAGGGTTACGAGTGGCTTAAGTCCAACAAGGTCGAGCTGGTTCGTCTGTGCGCTAAGGGAGGACTCTAAGATGATTGACCCGCGCACACCTGAGGGCCGCATGACTCTCCGTTACCGTGGCTACCGGACTGAAGTCCTCCTCAGAGAGCTTGGTCTAGACCCGGAAGATGAGACCCGCCAGCACCAATCCCGAGACGAGCTGATAGCGCAACTGGTCGCTATGAAACTGTCTGCCTAATTTTAAAACCTTTTGAGATGACCGATGCGGGGAGACCCGTAGGCGCTACTGCGTCTGCGATACCGATAGTCTCAACTCTCAAGAGGAGAATTACCTATGATGTTCAACAACAACAACTGGAAGCTGTCAGTCACCGACATCAACCTTTATGAAAACACTGTGAGTCTGGACGGTCAGTCCTATCCGTTGTCGCTCGCTATCAAGACCCTGATTCCGGGCTACCTGTCAGGACTGCCGTCTACCAGCCGTGAGTCTATGGAGTTACTGGAAGCTCTGGCTGAAGCTGGTGTAGCTATTGGCAACTTCTTCAGTAATGACCTGATGACCGCCTATGGTCGCCGCCAGCAGAACAAGCGAGCTGAGGCTGAGCGTATCGCTAAAGAGCAGCGCATTCAGGCCGAGCGCATGCGTGAAGAGAACATGACTGATGCAGAGTGGCAGAAAGAGCTACAGCGCCGCGAACAGGTCAAAGCTGAACGCCGGACCTATGGTGAGAACCTCCGCAGTGCTACCCATTCCGCTGGTCGCTCCCGTGCCGCTATTGTCGCTGACCTTGAGTCAGGCGGTAACTGGCTGGACAGCTTATAAGACACACAGTCCCTGACCCGATGTTAGGGACTCCTCAGTTTTGAGGACTCACAGTATTTAAACTAATTTAGGAGATTGATTATTATGACGATTAAAGACGCTTTCCAGTTTGGCATTGAGCCAGTACGCATCACCGATACCGACAACATTCAGGTCAATGAAGGTCTGCCGACTAACGCTGACCCGCAGGTCTACGCCCTCCAGTTAGCTAAGACGGTTAAGGCTATGCTGAACGGTGTACTTAAGGACGCTCAAGAGAACATCCCGTTCCCTGTAGAAGTCCTGCCGACCCGTAACAGCTTACCGACCCCAATCATTGCCCACACTCTGACTGACCGCTCTGTGGTCGTTCCTGTCCGTGGTGGCAAGCGACCTGAAGTCGTGACCGTTCCGTCTGGACAAGAAATCGTGGTCGAACCAATCGAGCAGGCTATTCTCATCTCTGAGCAGACCAAGCTCTGGGACGCCAAGTCATCCACCGGATTCACTCAGGGCACACTTCAGCAGGACGCTATGAACATCTGTGAGAATGTGGTCCGTACCATCAACGCTCGCATGGTCGACGTTCTGGAATCCTCTAAGCTGCTGAAGACCGTAGAGCTTCCTGTCCTGACTGGTAGCCTGACCGCTAAGGCAGACGCTATCATGGACGCTCTGTATGAGAACACAGAGTCTTCTTTCGGTTCTGAGGTGTCTGACTACGGTATTATCGCTCATGAGAGCCAACTGAAAGCACTGTCCCGTCTGGCGGCTAAGCAAGGCTTCTCCGGTGAAGACGCTATCGTCGATATGCTGGGAACAGACATCGCCTACTACAACGGTGAAGACAAGGGTGTATTCATGCTGGCTAAACGCTTCACGGCTCTGAGCTTCGGTTGCTTCCGTCACGATGGCGAGAATATTACGGTCGTCCTTTCACGTGATGGCGACTCTCAGTCCCACGACTTGGAAATCCTCGGTAAAGTGTTCGTTGTCGCTGAAGCTGCTACGACCATCAAGATGGGCACTGGCTCAGCTACTGCCGTCCTGCCTGTAGTCAAACGCCTGAAGTTCACCAAGACCGAAGCGTAAGACCAATGGGTAAGAGCATTAGTAAAGGCTTCAGGTCCATCGCCAAGGGCCTGACAGGTGGTGGTGGGACTCAAGGTGGGGCTTCGGTCCCGCCTCCTGTAGCTCCTCCTGTAGCTCCTCCAGATGACGCTCAGCAAGCTGTAGTCGATACCCAAGGTCAGGAGACCGAGGGAGGTAAGACCATGAGCAGAGGTAAGTCTGGACTGAATATCAGCAGGACTTCAGGTGGTGGCCTGTCACTGTGATTAAGACATCTATACAGCCTGTGGAGGGTGGACGATATCAAGCAACAATCTGGATGACACGCAGAGTCTATAAGCGGCTATGCTGGTCACTGGCTGAAGCTGAACAGTGGGTGAGACGTAAAGTGCCTACCGTTCAATCGTTCCAATCATCATGATAACTATGGTCTGGACCAATGGTCTGGACCTTTGTTTTGTACTAGTTATCTAGTGCAGTAGTACAATAGACGAAGGAGGCTTTATGTCTATGACTTCCGCAGACCTAAGGTCCCTCCTGACTCTGGTCTATAAACTCGTGTTCCTCTCTGTGGGTCTCTATATGGTCCTCTCCGGTCGACTCGGTGTGAATGTATTCGACACTCTGTCTAAGGCTGTGGGTGGGCTTCTGGGGGCTTAGGTTTGGACTCACAGTGGGACCGATGGTTTCTGACAGAAAAATGTGAATGACCATCTAATACATTAAGCCAGCAGACTTCCCCCATAGCCCGCCTCAAGTCCAGACCGAGGCCACCGGGGGGCTGACCAGCCGTCTAGACATCCCGTCTAATGACACAAGGCTGACACAAAGCCTGACACAAAGTCCTTGACTCAATGCAGGACCTCAGGCCTACTAAGGGTCCGCTTCAAGTCCTTGAAGTTCCAGATGAACTTAATGGGCACATCCAGTTTATCTTTGCCGCGGACGCCGTCGCGGATTGCCGTCATTTGCGGACCATGATCGATAGCATCTGTCCAGCTGAAGCAGGAGATTGACATTTTGACCGGATTATCCAGCACCGGCAGGCGTTCTATGGTAATGGTATAGGTCGATTCACGCGCGCCACTATTTCCGCCGCTGATGCCGACATTGCCCGTCAAAATAGGTAACATAGCAATAGCGCGTGCAGTCAGTTCGCCGTTTGCCTGGCGTTGCGGCCCCCAGCCCTGGCAGATATAAGCGGGTTTTGCTGTGCCAATTTCACGCGCCAGTTTGATGATACGGTCTACCGGGATACCGGTAATTTGCGAAGCCCACTGCGGCGTTTTCGCTGTGTTATCATCACCTTCACCAAGAATATAGGCTTTATAGTGACTATTTTTGGGTGCATCTGCGGGTAAGGTTTTTTCGTCATAGCCGACGCAGTATTTATCGAGAAAAGGTTGATCAACGAGATTTTCGTTAATCAATACCCAGGCAATACCCGCAACCAGCGCGGCATCGGTGCCCGGGCGAATAGGGAGCCATTCATCTTCACGACCAGCAGCCGTATCGGTATATCGCGGATCGATAGCAATCATTTTGGCGTTCGATTTCTCGCGCGCTTTTTCAAGAAGATAAGTGATGCCACCGCCGCTCATGCGGGTTTCTGCCGGGTTGTTACCAAACATCACGACCAGCTTGCTGTTTTCAATATCCGTGGTGCTGTTGCCATCATTACTGCCGTAGGTGTAGGGCATGGCACAGGAAATTTGCGCGGTGCTGTAGGAGCCATACTGATTGAGTGAACCGCCGTAGCAGTTCATCAGGCGTTTGACCGCCGAGGCTGATGGCGAAGAGCGGGTCATATTGCCGCCAACGATCCCCGAAGAGTACTGAATATATACAGCCTCATTGCCATATTGTTCGACGGTTTTCTTCAGGCTACTGGCGATAGTATCCAGGGCTTCATCCCAGCTAATCCGTTCGAATTTGCCTTCGCCGCGTTTGCCCACGCGTTTCATTGGGTAATTCAAGCGATCGGGATGATTAATACGCCGACGGATGGATCGACCACGCAAACAGGCGCGTACTTGATGATTGCCATACTCGTCGCTGCCGGTGTTGTCAGTTTCCACCCAGGTGACTTCATTATCTTTAACATGTAGACGAAGTGCACAGCGGCTACCACAGTTGACGGAACAGGCACCCCAGATCACTTTTTCGCTGGCCTGTTGTACCGCTGCCGCTGCACTGCGCAGGGTGAACGGTAAAGAAAAACCGCCTGCAGCCAGCGCCAGAGAACCTATCGCGGTTGATTTAACGAGTGTTCTGCGGCTGATGCCCACCATTCGGTCATTTTTGGACATAACTCACTCCCTGTTCTTTATCGTTATATAAATGTTTATATATTGAATATTTAGCGCGCTAACAATAGAGGGAGTCTACCCATTTTGGGTTAAGAATTATTAATCCATATCAATAGAAGGGTATGAGTAATAAGGTGGGATTATGTTGTATGTTCAAATCGCCGGATGTGTCGTATCCGGCGTTCAGTCGATAATGTATTACTGCGGTTCGGCAGGCGCGCCATCCTGGGTAGACTGCGCGGGAGCAGAGACGTTACCGCTGGTGGTGCGGGTATAGAGAATTTTATGCGTATCATTAGCGCAATGGCCGACGACCTGGGAATCAGGCTGATCAACCTGGTCATTGGGTACAATACTTAACGTGAAGCTGCTTTCGGGTACGCCATTATTGATAATGCGCTGTGATATATCGCTCTGTATGCGCTCACAGGATCCCGGCGCGGCGAGTACCGCGGGTGAGGCGAGGGCGAGCAGAAGCGCGGCACAGCAGGTTGAGAGTTTCATCATAAGCTCCTTACGCGAAGATAACTTCTTTAAGCATAGCATTTAACGTGTAAAGTACTGTATTTGCTACTATGATTGAGAATCATCTCTACTCTCTGGTGACTGTTGTGAAATACAAATTACTACCATGCTTACTCGCGATATTCCTCACAGGATGTGACCGCACAGAGGTAACACTTTCATTTACCCCTGAGATGGCCAGTTTCTCTAATGAATTCGATTTTGATCCGCTGCGTGGTCCGGTAAAAGATTTCACTCAGACATTAATGGATGAGCAAGGTGAAGTGACGAAACGTGTTTCTGGGACTTTGTCGGAAGAAGGCTGTTTTGATTCACTCGAATTACTGGATCTGGAAAATAATACCGTGGTCGCTCTGGTACTGGACGCCAATTATTACCGTGATGCCGAGACGCTGGAGAAGAGAGTACGTTTACAGGGAAAATGCCAGCTAGCAGAATTACCTTCTGCCGGGGTGAGTTGGGAAACCGATGATAATGGCTTCGTGATTAAAGCCAGCAGCAAACAAATGCAGATGGAATATCGCTATGATGATCAGGGTTATCCACTGGGTAAAACCACGAAAAGTAACGACAAAACATTATCTGTCAGCGCCACGCCATCAACGGACCCGATCAAAAAATTAGATTACACAGCGGTTACTTTACTGAATAATCAACGAGTTGGTAATGTAAAACAGAGCTGTGAATATGACAGTCACGCCAATCCGGTGGACTGTCAGCTGATCATTGTTGATGAAGGAGTAAAACCCGCCGTCGAAAGGGTTTACACCATCAAAAATACGATCGATTATTATTAATGCTATTGTGCGGTCGGCTTCAGGAGAGTCTGACCCGGTGTTTTGTGCTCTGCCAGATACTGATGCTGGAATATACACATGCGAATGGCATTACGATATTGACCATTAATAAAGAACTCGTGCATCAATTCACCTTCAACCGTAAAGCCAAGCTTGCGGTAAATGTGAATCGCTTTTTCATTCTCTTTATCGACGATCAGATACAGCTTATAGAGATTGAGAACGGTGAAGCCATAGTCCATTGCTAATTTGGCGGCACGGGTTGCCAGACCTTTCCCCTGATACTCCGGGGAGATAATTATCTGAAATTCTGCCCGGCGATGTACATGGTTAATTTCCACCAGCTCCACCAGACCGGCTTTTTCGCCGTCACATTCCACCACAAAGCGTCGTTCGCTCTGATCGTGAATATGCTTATCATACAGATCAGAGAGTTCAACAAAGGCTTCGTAGGGTTCCTCAAACCAGTAACGCATCACACTGGCGTTATTGTCGAGTTGATGTACATAGCGTAAATCTTCACGCTCCAGCGGGCGTAGCTTAACACTGTGGGCGCTTGGCATAACGTGTCCTTACATTCCTTAAATCAATAACAGGTTAGGGGGTAATAACGCGGCCAGTTCGACGGTCCAGGCAGCGCAAAGTATTTGGCTCCCAGTAGGCATTGATGTTGGCGCTTTGCTCACATTTATCGCGGTTATCAAAAGCGGCGTCGGCTTTATCCCACTCTTTTTCAGTGCGTTTATTCACTTTCTGACGCAGATTGCGCGTGTCATTCCATTGCTCTTTTTCCATAGCGGCGTGCTGGCGGCTTTGTGCACTGTCGCCAGACTCAATCACCAGTTTGTTAGTTTCGGCATGAACAGTTGTGCTCAGTGCCAGTGCGCAAGGCAGCAGAAAAGCGAGCAGGCCGATTCGTTTGCTGAGAGTGATTTTCATAATTCATTCCCTGTATGAATGATTAAAGGAGATTCTACACCATCCACTGCGAACGCAAAACGTACCAGGAGGGTGTTTATATTGATGATATTATGTCGCCCTATAACTATACATGATGTCAATAAGTGACAAAGATGATTAAAGCAACGTTACTATTTTTTGCTACTGCGCTGTGTGAAATTATTGGATGCTTTCTGCCCTGGTTGTGGTTAAAACGAAACGCCAGTATCTGGCTGTTGCTTCCGGCGGGGATTTCACTGGCGCTGTTTGTCTGGTTGTTAACGTTGCATCCAGCGGCGAGTGGGCGTGTTTACGCGGCTTATGGTGGCGTTTATGTCTGCACGGCGTTGATGTGGCTGCGCGTTGTGGATGGCGTGAAACTGACTCTTTATGACTGGACGGGTGCGTTGATTGCGCTTTGCGGCATGTTGATCATTGTTGCGGGCTGGGGGCGCACGTAGGAACATAAATCCATTTTATCAATAAGATAAGAGGAAGTGTCAGCTGACAAAAGGTATTCTATTTCATCTTTTGTCAACCATTCACAGCGCTAATATACGCCTTTTTTTGTGATCACTCCGGCTTTTTTCGATCTTTATACTTGTATGGTAGTAGCTCAGTTGCGTAGATTTCATGCATCACGACAAGCGATGCAAGGAATCGAACATGAAGATCGTAAAGGCTGAAGTTTTTGTTACCTGTCCGGGGCGTAATTTCGTCACATTAAAAATCACCACTGAGGACGGTATTACGGGCCTTGGGGATGCCACCCTCAATGGACGTGAGCTTTCCGTGGCCTCTTATTTGCAGGATCACCTTTGTCCGCAGCTTATTGGTCGCGATGCGCACCGTATCGAAGATATCTGGCAGTTTTTCTATAAAGGTGCTTACTGGCGTCGCGGTCCGGTTACGATGTCGGCCATTTCAGCGGTTGATATGGCGCTGTGGGATATTAAAGCCAAAGCTGCCAACATGCCGCTTTACCAGTTACTCGGCGGCGCGTCTCGTGAAGGGGTGATGGTTTATTGCCATACCACCGGTCACAGTATTGATGAAGCTCTGGATGATTATGCCCGTCATCAGGAGCTGGGATTCAAAGCCATCCGCGTGCAGTGCGGAATCCCTGGTATGAAAACCACCTACGGCATGTCGAAAGGTAAAGGTCTGGCTTATGAACCCGCAACCAAAGGACAGTGGCCGGAAGAGCAGTTGTGGTCGACGGAGAAATACCTCGATTTCATGCCGAAATTGTTTGACGCGGTACGTAACAAGTTTGGTTTTAATGAACATTTGCTGCATGACATGCACCATCGCTTAACGCCTATTGAAGCGGCGCGCTTTGGTAAAAGCATTGAAGATTATCGCATGTTCTGGATGGAAGACCCGACGCTTGCAGAAAACCAGGAATGCTTCCGTCTCATTCGCCAACATACCGTCACACCCATCGCAGTGGGTGAAGTCTTCAACAGCATCTGGGACTGCAAACAACTGATTGAAGAGCAACTCATCGATTATATCCGCACCACGCTGACCCATGCAGGCGGAATTACCGGTATGCGCCGGATTGCCGATTTTGCTTCGCTGTATCAGGTACGTACTGGCTCACACGGTCCTTCCGATTTGTCACCAGTCTGCATGGCTGCAGCGCTGCACTTTGATCTGTGGGTCCCCAATTTCGGTGTCCAGGAATACATGGGTTATTCCGAACAAATGCTCGAAGTCTTCCCGCACAACTGGACTTTCGATAACGGCTATATGCATCCGGGAGACAAACCGGGTCTTGGCATCGAATTCGATGAAAAGCTGGCGGCGAAATATCCCTATGAACCTGCTTATCTACCAGTCGCACGTCTGGAAGATGGCACGCTGTGGAACTGGTAAGGAGTAAGATAATGAAAAGCATATTAATTGAAAAACCGAATCAACTGGCGATTGTCGAACGTGAAATACCCACCCCGTCAGCGGGTGAAGTACGAGTAAAAGTGAAACTTGCCGGAATTTGTGGTTCAGATAGCCATATTTATCGTGGGCATAATCCTTTTGCGAAATATCCGCGCGTCATTGGACATGAATTCTTTGGCGTCATTGATGCGGTGGGTGACGGCGTGGAAAGCGCCAGAGTCGGTGAACGTGTTGCTGTCGATCCGGTGGTCAGCTGTGGGCATTGCTATCCGTGCTCTATAGGTAAACCGAACGTTTGTACGACACTTGCTGTATTAGGTGTGCACGCTGACGGTGGTTTCAGTGAATATGCCGTGGTTCCGGCAAAAAATGCGTGGAAAATTCCTGAAGCAGTGGCCGATCAATATGCGGTGATGATCGAACCTTTTACCATTGCGGCTAACGTAACCGGACATGGTCAACCGACTGAAAATGATACCGTTCTGGTTTATGGTGCCGGTCCAATCGGCCTGACGATCGTTCAGGTATTAAAAGGCGTCTATAACGTTAAAAATGTGATTGTTGCCGATCGCATTGATGAACGACTGGAAAAAGCGAAAGAGAGCGGGGCAGACAGGGCGATTAATAACAGCCAGACACCGCTTGGCGAGATTTTCGCTGAAAAAGGCATCAAGCCGACATTAATTATCGATGCGGCTTGTCATCCTTCTATCCTGAAAGAGGCCGTTACGCTGGCTTCTCCAGCGGCACGTATTGTATTGATGGGCTTCTCCAGTGAACCGTCTGAAGTGATTCAGCAAGGAATTACCGGAAAAGAACTCTCTATTTTCTCTTCACGCTTAAATGCAAATAAATTTCCGGTTGTTATCGACTGGTTAAGTAAAGGGTTAATTAAACCAGAAAAATTAATTACCCATACGTTTGATTTCCAGCATGTTGCTGATGCCATTAGTTTATTTGAACAGGATCAAAAACATTGCTGCAAAGTCTTACTCACTTTTTCTGAATAATACCAATAACGGCGAGTAAGTAGTACGCATCTTACCTCTTTTTTAGAGATAACCATTATGACAATAGAAAAACATGAAAGAAGCACTAAGGATTTGGTGAAAGCAGCAGTATCGGGATGGCTGGGCACTGCGCTTGAATTTATGGATTTCAAGAGTCATGCGTGTTAACTATTTGATAAATATTAAATTAATTTTTCATTGATTCGTTATGGGGCATGGTTGGGGCAAACTCGCTTAACTGTGTATTTAACAAAGCTACCTGTGCATTATTGTTTTCAGACATCCATTTTCCGTATACCTGAAATACCATTTGCGCATCTGCATGGCCCATCTGGTTTGCTATAAATGCCGGGTTAGCACCAGCTGTCAGCGACCAGCAGGCATAAGTATGTCTCGACTGATATGATTTTCGATGGCGGAGTCCGGCACGTTTTATCGCTGCGTCCCACATCTGCCTTATTGAGTCAACGGTAAAATGGTCACCATAATTTTTTACTCTCGCTGACACTTCAGGTTGAAAAACAAAGGTGCATTTTTGTTTTTCTGTTCTGCCATACTCTCTGAGGTGAACATCAATGATATGCTCTTTGCTCAGTCTCGTTAATGTCATCTGACTCCGGAGAGCGTCGATTGCTGGCTTAATAAGATGAATGGCCCGATTGGTTCCCGCCTGTGTTTTTGGTACCGTGAAACGGTCTTTTGCTAAATTTCTCCTGATCATCATTGTTCCATTTTTCAGATCTATGTCCTCCCATCCAAGTGCACACAGCTCACCAGGGCGAACGCCAGTATAAACAGAAACACACCATAAATTTTTTGCTTGCTGATTTCTGCACGCATCGATAAGACGGATAAATTCCTCCCGCGAAAGAGGATCCGGAATGGTTCTTGATTCCTTTAATGGCGAGATCCCCTTAAACGGATTATCTGCCAGGTAACCGTTATCAACACCAAACTGGAACACGGCGTTAAGATTTGTCATGTAATTATTTACAGTTACAGCCGATCTCCCTGGTTGTGTAACAATATAGTTACTTTTGGGGATCTGGTATCCAGTCAGTAGCTCTTTACGAACCTCCAGTAATTTTTCTTTATTAATCGATGAGGCAAGATTTTTTTCACCGATTATGCTCAGGATATTTTTGATGACGGCACGGTATGTGTTGAGTGATGTTTTGGCGACTTCAGTTTCTTTCAGTGCCAGAAATTTTTCAGCCAGTTCTTTTATGGTTAAATCTTGTCGGGCCTCACCAAATTTTTCCAGATTGCGTGAGGAGGGAAACTGTTTTGCATAGTCGAAAACACCAGTTTTTATTGCGTAACAAACAGAGGAGCGTAGTTCACCTGCAACGCGCCTGTTTTTTGCTGTGTCAGGAACCCCCAGATTTTCCCTGACTCTTACGCCTTTATAAACAAACCAGATACGTAATTTCCCTCCATGGTTTTCCACGCCTGTCGGATATTTCATTTCAACTTCTCTCATTAGTTAGTGTGGCTTTTAGTCAAGTAAGATGACATCTTGGTCTCGCTGATGCTTGGCGCTCAATCCAGCGATCAATTTCTTCCAGGTTGTAAAAGCATGGACTGTTATCCCATGGCATACCGTCATGAGCGACATGCTTATATTCCCTTCCTTCCATAAACGATTTTTCCCGAGCCTTTTTTAACGTACCTTTTTTTATTCCTTTCAGCGCAATTAACTGCTCTTCGGATACCCATTTGCCGGGAGAGACAATCATGATTACTTCGCTCATCGATTTCTTTATCTCTTACATCAGACGAGCGCCGGTTGCAGAATACCAGTCACAACCGGCGACAGTTGAACATTAAGAATCAGCCTGACTCGGGATCAGTTTTTGCCAGATAACTGAAACGTATTTTGCCTGGTAACGGGCGTCATCAAGTGCATTATGGCGCTCACCTTCGAATGGAATAGCCGTTCTGGCATCGAAGTCTATGGCTTTCCCCAGCTCAACGATTGTGCGTACATCGCGATCGTTGTAGTAACGCCACGGGCAGGGGATCCCCTGCCGTTCATATGAACGGCGCAAAATCGTGTTGTCGAAGTTGGCTCCATTTCCCCAAACCTGAACAAAAAATTCACCGGAGTTTTCGTCGATAAATTCCCGCAATTGTAACAGTGCATCATCTAACGGGATTTCATCGGTCATAATGGCAGATTGCGCTTCGCGTGATTGCTTAAGCCACCATTTAATGGTGTCCCGATCAATGACTCCGCCAGCAGTTTCCAGATCGATAGTCTTACTAAATTCCGGTCCCATATCTCCGGTTTGCGGATCGAAAAATATTGCACCTATTGAGATGATCGGGGCATCAGGATTTTTTCCCATGGTTTCAAGGTCGATCATTAGATGGTCACACGTCCTGCTGGTGGATGTGATTTCGTGATGACCGTTCACCTTAATTGGGTGATCTGCCGTCTCGCCAGTTTCATTATCGCTATTGTGATGCTGATTGCCGCCAGTGTTCTCCTTGTGTGGATGTTCAGCGCCTTCCATTTCCTCCGGATCATCTTCCTGAACTTCAACCTGATACTCTTCATCGAATGTTTCTTGGTATGTTGCGTCGCCCATCACCGCGCCACAATCAGGGCAGTTGCCGCCGCCGGTCTGACCGCAGGCGGTGCAGACCTTTTCCACTTCCTGTTGCGCCACTGGTTCAGGCTGTTTCGTTTCTGGCTCGTTTTGTAACGCATTTGGACTGTTTTGTTCCGCTTTTTGGTAGTTCCGTTCCGATTCATGCTGGTTCTGGTTCACAGAATCGCGGGTCTGGATCCCCTTAACCCATTTCGGATCATTCGGGTCACTAATCCCTTCAACAAATTCACCACGTGATGCAGCAAGCAACTTATCGGCGTCAGGCTGGCTGATATTGGCTGCCTGCATAATTTTGTTTACTTCGTCAGCGGTAACTTTTATCGGCTCTGGTTGTTCTGAATCTTCAGCGGTATCTACATTTTGCGGTAAGCCCGTGTATGTGCCATTTTTTCGGGCAAAATATTCTTCTTTTGTGATTTCAGTGGCGCCAGCAGCCAGTGCCTTATCCAGACCAGAAAGTTTGTTTGCGCGACCGTATTTTTCTCCGTCCTTATCTGCGAAGAGGAAATAGAACGGCCCCTCACGCTCTACAGATGGTTCAGCTTCCGGCGCGGTTTCATTTTTTGGGATATCAGATACCTCAGTTTCCACTGCATCAGTTTGTGTTTCTGATGACTGGAGAACATCAACAGTGCCCAGGTCTGTTTCTTCATTCTCAAACACGCCCTTTGTCGTCAGGTATTCGCAGATATATTTGTTCAGTGCTACGGGATCTTTGTGAATGTCGATCGGACGCTCACGGACAAGGCCAAAAATAGTTTGGCGGTCGTAGCGAAGGGCATCAGGCTGTTTGCGCATTGATGCCGAGATACGCTTCCAGTCTTCGCGGTCGTTGTCGATAACTTCTTTTTTTGCCCAGCGATGGATGCTGCCGTCAATGTTTCCGGCATCCACATCACCAGGCCAGAGAGCGTAGGCCAGTTCGTCATCCAGTGTTTTCCATGTCTGCTTGTATTCGCGATGAATGGCAGCAATGACCGGGCTGATTTTTCCTGTTGAATTTTCAGTGTACTGTTGATTGGCTCTGGCGCGGGCGAGATCAACAACAGACGTGTATTTTCCGGTTTCCTTGCGTTCACCTTCGCGACGTTTTTTCCAGATGCGCATCTCTGCCTGAATTTCGGGCCATTTAGCACCAGGAATACATTTATGCTTAACCCACCCAATGGCGTGCAACTTAAGCTCCGGATACATGGCGTTAACTTCTGGCATTTTCATCAACGCTTCAACGATATGTCCGTCGAATGTTGCCATGTCTTCCTGCAACAATTCCTGTGCGCTAATAACCATATCAACGGTGATGTTTTCACATGTGTCGAACTTAACCATGACAGCGTTCTGTACTTCAGGGGCCAGCTTGTCAAAAGTGACGTTCATCGGATCGGATTCAGTCTCAACCGGGACAAAAGAAGCAGACTCCTCATCCCAGCGGTTTTCCTGCATATATTCAGCATCCCATGAATCGAGGGCAGGGCGGGGTATGCCAGGTTTATCCTCGCAGACAATAAATTTATAAGCGCAGTCCTGAGCAGCCGGATAATGTTCCAGGAATTGCCAGTGAAATTTTGCTCGAGCACGGCGTTCGTCGCCAGCTTCAATGGCTGTGGCTACAGCCACAGCGCCTTCTTCCCTTGTTGCCAGTTCGTCAGGAATAGCGGCGCAAATAAAGACTTTACTCATTTTGTTTTAACCTCATGACAGATTTAAGGATGAACAAATCCCTGCCATTGCTGGCATATAAGAATGAAACCGGATATTTATTACGGAACTGTTTTAAAGACCTGCCGGGATTTCGATATTATCCTGGTGAATAACTTTATCGACCGGGTAACAGTTACCGGGAATTTTCTGTTCGGTTGCTGCAGTCATACACTCCTGCATTGTCCTGTGAACACTGACTGCAATATCAACTGGCACTCCGGAAACAAGAAAAACTGTCAGAACAAGCGCAAATGCTGAATTCATTGTGCACATCCTTTTGGCATCAGACGTAAACGAGCCAGCATTGAAACAATGCATATTTTATTTAATAGCTCCCGTTCTTGTTTTCTCTTGTTAATGGCATCTTCAGTAAATACAGGGTTACTGATAGTGACACCAATTTCAAAACAACCTTCAGACGTATTAACGTTTGGTAATAACGTTTTCATTATCGCGTCCTCAACAATGAATTTTGTGATGCAGTGCCTGGTGCCTCCAGGTGACGTTAACCAGTTAACAATTAACGTCGGATACAGAGAATCCACCCATAACACTGTTTTTGGTTTTAACTGTTCCGCGTGCGCTTAGCCGCATTCACCGCATCACAAAATTCACTTTAAAAACGGCGGCAGAGCAGTCACGGAGTAAAACTGATACCGCCAAACGTCACCAGAAAATTGATAACAGAGGGCGTTGCAGCGGGGTTGTCACTTAAGCGTATGGTCAACCTGACAACTCGGTGTCCTCAACGGGGAAGGAATAACCCCGCCATACTTACCGCCGCGCCATTTTGCGGGTTGCCACAACCGGAAGCGCACGGTCGAATTAAATTTAACGACACCGTACAGCGAGACGAACTTCGCCGTGCGCTTTCGTGTTGTGTGCCTGCTTTTAACCACGTCAGGCGAGGTGGTATCCTTAAAATCACCACAGTTTTAAGGATTCATTAAGCAATGTCGCAACCACCAATAAATCCGCTTAAGAACATGAAAATTGATTACTGGTATAAAGCGCTTACAGTTGTTGGCGCTGCGTTGTTTGTCTTTAATGGAACGTCTTTTTTTGACAGATATCCCGTTGTTCCATTGGGTTTTTTGTCCTCCGGCATCTTTTTTATTGGTTTGGGGGAGTGGATTAATCACCCTCTCAAAGTGAGATTTATTGGTCCTGGAGTTTGGACTCGTGGATATAATAGTTCTTCGTGCGCACTCGGTATCATCTTCGACATACTTGGTTGTTTCCTGATTGTTACAGGAGTCGTCAAGTTCTTCTGATGTAAAACCGCAAATGGGGCACGTAACGGGAATTTTGAAAAGCGTTTCTCAGGGTTCCAGAACAAAATTTTCTGCGGTCTGATTTTGCTTCTCATATTTGTGCTCCGCGTCATTGTGAGAGCACATTCTTATTCTGAGTGCCTGTTTAAACTCACTGAAGCTGAGAGCTTCTTCGCCTTCGGCAAGGCCTTCGAAGTATTCTTCGTAAGCCTTTTCCATGATTGTGTCGAAATCCATATCACTCACCTGAGTTTCTTTCCAGCCAGCGACGGGCACCATTTTCGGTTTTAAACGTTTTGCTTTTGGTATACGTCATCGCGGTGAACGTACCGTCCTGGTTGGGGAATACGCCACATACCAGAGATTCGTTGTTGCCAAGATCGATAGTATCCATGCTGACCTCATTTCCCCTTAACGCCGGGGTAGCGGAACTGTTTGCTGAGAACACCGTGCGGTGTCTTGATGGAGGTAATTTAGTTTTCTCATTGTTTTTCGTCAAGGTTTTTTGATGAGAAAACTCAAGTATTGGCGCAAGATAAAGCCAATACATTGAAATGTAAGGCTTTAAAATTTTGTGAAGGGATGATTATTGATGCTTGTTGCGTTTGCGAGCCTCTAATAGCTCGGTGAACAGGCGATTAAAATTCTCAACGCGGGCGCGGAGTTCGCTGAGTTGTGCTTGTTGCTCTGATTTAGGAAGTGCGCGATACAAACGCAGCATCTCTAACTCATCTTCCGATAAGTCTAAGGCACTATCGAGTGAAACAGGGGGAGCTGGTGTTTTGTCCTCGTCGCCAAACAGTATCCAGGTTGGTGAACATTGCAATACCTCGGCGAGGCGATGCAAATTTTGCCCGCGCGGGGCTGTATGGTCACTTTCCCATAATGAAATTGATGAGCCAGATACGCCAGCAGCTTTGCTTAAACCGTTTTGACTTAAGCCTACCTGCTTACGTCTTTCTCTAATGCGTTGACCTAAAGTTTTCTCGTTCATATTTAGATATCTTAATAACCCTTGACTTGAGATTCCTTGAGTGATTAGTATTGAGAAAACTCAATATTGGAGGTGCGATGTTTAAATCAGACGTAATTAATTTTTACGGTACGAAAGCCAAAGTAGCGAAAGCTGCTGGCGTTGACCCATCTGCTGTTTCTCAATGGCAAGAGCTGGTTCCTGAAGGTCGCGCGATGCGTCTACAGGAGGCATCTGGCGGCGAGCTTCAGTATGATCCCAAGGTTTATGACGAATATCGTAAGACGAAGCGGGCGGGGCGGTTGAACAATGAAAATCACTCCTGAACAGGCTCGTGAGGCTCTGGATGCCTGGATATGTCGACCAGGAATGACACAGGAGCAGGCGACGATATTAATCACTGAAGCATTCTGGGCTTTGAAAGAGCGCCCGAACATCGATGTTCAGCGTGTCACAGATGAAGGTGGCGCGGTTGATCAGCGAGCGCTTGGCGTTAATCGAGTGAAGATATTCGAACGCTGGAAGGCTATCGACACCAGGGATAAGCGTGAAAAGTTCACGGCGCTAGTGCCTGCAATTATGGAGGCTATCCGGATTAATGATTTCAGGTTGTATCGTGAAATTAGTGACGGAAAAAGCATCACGTACATGATCGCCGGGTTAAACAAAGAATATGGCGATGTGGTGGAGTCCGGACTGCTTTTTGCTGATCCTGCCGTAGTGGATCGTGAAACTGACGAACTTATAGAAAAAGCAATTGCTTTCAAACTTGCGTATCGACAGCAATACCAACAAAAAGCTGGATGGAATTATGAGCCTTCTTTTTGCTGAACGCCCACTGGTTATAAACACACAGCTTGCGATGAAGATTGGCTTAAATGAAGCCATTGTGTTGCAGCAGTTGCATTACTGGTTGAGAGATACCAATTCCGGTATGGAATGTGATGGTGTTCGCTGGATTTACAACACAACGGAACAATGGCTGGAACAGTTCCCATTCTGGTCAGAGTCAACGTTAAAGCGCGCGTTTGCAAGTCTGAAAACGCTGGGGCTTTTGCGTTGTGAAAAGCTCAATAAATCAAAGCGCGATATGACCAATTTCTACACGATCAACTACGGGAGCGAGCTTTTAGATGATGGCAAATTGAGCGAATCCATCGGTTCAAAATGCGCCGCTCCATCAGGTCAAAATGACACGATGGAAGAGGTCAAAATGAAACGCTCCATTGGTTCAAAACGATCCAATGTCATCGGGTCAAAATGGCCTGATGATCTTACAGAGAATACAACAGAGATTACTACAGAGAATAAAAACACTTTTCGTCCGGAAGCTTCGCAACCGGACCCGCAGACGACTGAACAGGATTTTTTAACCCGGAACTCCGACGCGGTTGTGTTTAGTGCGAAAAAACGCCAGTGGGGTAGCAGGGAGGATTTGGCGTGTGCGCAGTGGATCTGGGGGCGGATCGTGGGCCTCTACGAACAGGCAGCCAGTGATGATGGCGAGATCATGAGACCAAAAGAGCCTAACTGGACTGTCTGGGCCAATGACGTGCGCACAATGCGGATGCTGGATGGCAGAAGCCACAGACAAATTTGCGAAATGTTTGGTCGGGTTCAGCGAGATCCATTCTGGGTAAAAAACATCATGAGCCCGTCAAAGCTCCGCGAAAAATGGGACGAACTGGTCATCCGCCTGGGACGTTCACCTGTACAGCGTTGTGTTAATCATATTTCTGAACCGGATACAGAAATTCCGCCTGGTTTCAGAGGATAAGTGTTGATTTCAGGTCATGAGGTAATTTTAAGGGGGACTTGTGGCAAAAGTTTTTACACAAGAAGAGCGGGAAAAAATTAAAGGGCAGGTGGTGGAACTCGTGCGCCAGAGCGGTCGTGAGACGTTACGGCAACTGGAAGCTAAAACAGGTGCGACTAGATATCTGATGAGCGTTCTTGCCAGAGAGCAGGTAGCCAGTGGCGATGTATACAACTCCGGCTACGGGTTATTCCCGTCTGAACAGGCGCGTAAGGACTGGCAAAACGCCCGCAAAAAACTCTCGAGGGCAAAGGTGAAGAAACCTGCTGTGGTTGATCCGGACCTTATCTGGTCATTACCTGACGGAGAAATACGCCGCTACGACAGTCGTCTAAACATAATCTGTCGCGAGTGCCGGAAGAGCGAAGTTATGCAGCGTGTTCTGACGTTTTATCAGGGGAATTATCGGGAGGTGATGCTGTGAGTACATCGGCTACCATTCTCGACATGTGCTGTGGCAGTCGCATGCTCTGGTTCGATAAGAATGACGAATGGTCGATATTTAGCGATATCAGGAAAGAGGAACATTCGCTATGTGATGGACGTCACCCGATTATTAATCCCGACATTATCGCTGATTTTCGTGCGCTGCCGTGGTTGTCTGCTTTGCATCAAAAGCAGACATTACCAGATTTAGACATCTGTTTCCGATAGCCCGTTCTGATGCTACACTTTTTGCTATTTTCATGAACCTCATAAACACATTTATGACTGTTGCTGATTTCAAACGCCCCAAATTGGAGCTCCCAAACGGGGCAAAAAAACTATTACTGCACTCTTGCTGTGCTCCATGTTCCGGTGAAGTGATGGAGGCGCTTCAGGCCTCGGGAATCGACTACACCATCTTTTTCTACAACCCGAACATTCATCCTCAGAAAGAGTATTTAATTCGTAAGGATGAGAATATTCGCTTTGCTAAACAACACGGCGTGCCATTTATTGATGCTGATTACGACACAGACAACTGGTTTGAGCGAGCCAAAGGAATGGAATGGGAGCCTGAACGAGGGATCCGTTGTACCATGTGTTTTGACATGCGTTTTGAGCGGACTGCACTGTATGCCGCTGAAAATGGTTTCAGTGTGATCAGTAGCTCACTGGGCATTTCACGCTGGAAAAATATGCAGCAGGTTAACGACTGTGGACGGCGAGCCGTCGCGCATTATCCGGGCATGGTGTACTGGGATTATAACTGGCGAAAACAGGGCGGCTCTTCCCGCATGATTGAAATCAGCAAGCGCGAACAATTCTATCAGCAGGAATATTGTGGCTGCGTGTATTCACTGCGCGATACCAATCTACACCGCAAATCTCAGGGACGCCCTCTAATCAAAATTGGTCAACTGCACTACGGTAAGGAAGGACAGGAATGATTTTATATTATGCCAACGGAGCGTAGCAGTGTTTCTATATATAGTACGCCTACCTTAATTTTCAAATAATCATGATTAATGAGCAGGTCATCAGTGCAAGCAATGACCTGCTCATCTTGTTGAAATTAGAGGAAATCTTGCAGCCATGATATGGCTTAAAATAACGTTTGATTATTTTACCTGCTGTTTGTCCCTGGTTTAAAGTCGGTTGTCTGATTTGATTACGCGCAACTGACGCTTACGTATTGAAGTAACGAGCACGAAGACACATATTTATCAGTGCCTGTATACGTCAAGAGCAGGAGATTTATGTGCTGGTTCTCAAATGCACGCTGGCTATTGTGGCTGTAATGGCAATTTATTGTCTTGTTATTGTTCTTATGGATCACCTTTCTGATTGATTTCATATTGGCGAGGTAACGGTAGTTAAGTAGAATGGCTGCGGGTGCTTGAGGCTATCTGCCTCGGGCATGAACACCAACGGCAGATAGAGAAAAGCCCCAGTTAACATTACGCGTCCTGCAAGACGCTTAACATTAATCTGAGGCCAATTTCATGCTAGACACATGTAGGTTAGCCTCTTACGTGCCGAAAGGCAAGGAGAAGCAGGCTATGAAGCAGCAAAAGGCGATGTTAATCGCCCTGATCGTCATCTGTTTAACCGTCATAGTGACGGCACTGGTAACGAGGAAAGACCTCTGCGAGGTACGAATCCGAACCGGCCAGACGGAGGTCGCTGTCTTCACAGCTTACGAACCTGAGGAGTAAGAGACCCGGCGAGGGAGAAATCCCTCGCCACCTCTGATGTGGCAGGCATCCTCAACGCACCCGCACTTAACCCGCTTCGGCGGGTTTTTGTTTTTATTTTCAACGCGTTTGAAGTTCTGGACGGTGCCGGAATAGAATCAAAAATACTTAAGTAGCGCGCAGGGATAAGAGGGATGGTCCCTTAAAGGGGAGAGCTAATTATCCGGAAGGATTCTGATGATGAACATCGAAGAACTGCGTAAAATTTTTTGTGAAGATGGCCTCTATGCTGTGTGCGTTGAAAATGGAAACATTGTTAGTCATTACCGCATTCTGTGTTTGCGAAAGAATGGGGCTGCGTTAATTAATTTTGTGGATGCTCGGGTCACGGACGGATTTATCTTGCGCGAAGGTGAGTTTGTCACTTCATTACAGGCACTGAAAGAGATCGGAATAAAAGCAGGCTTTTCAGCTTTTGCAGAAGAATAAACTCATCTACAATCTTGCGCGGGGCTGAACTCCCGCTGAGTAACACCGTGCCACCGGAGAAAACCGATGGCACGCAACGTAAAATATTACAATTCTGATAATTCGCCCGTTCTTGTCTGCACGCACGAGCGGTATTCTCACGCATTCAAGTCTGAATGGTTCCAACACCCTCCATGCACTGAAGAGCAGGCTGAATGGATAATTCAGTGTTACCGCAGGCGCGGATACGAGGTTAAGAAAGCCCTTAGCCTCGACTACCGTCACTGGATAATCTCAGTCAGATTGCCTTACTCCGAACGCCCACCACGTGCGTCCCGCACTTTCCAGCAACGGATCTGGAGGTAACGTGCGGGTATTACTTAGACCTGTTCTGGTGCCTGAGCTTGGGCTGGTGGTCCTTAAGCCGGGCCGTGAATCCATACAGATATTTCATAATCCTCGAGTGCTGGTGGAACCGGAACCAAAAAGCATGCGTAATCTGCCATCCGGAGTCGTTCCTGCCGTTCGCCAGCCGCTGGCGGAAGACAAAACATTGCTGCCGTTTTTTAGTAACGAACGGGTGATTCGTGCTGCTGGCGGCGTTGGCGCATTGTCTGACTGGCTATTACGTCATGTTACATCCTGCCAGTGGCCTAATGGCGATTACCATCACTCTGAAACAGTCATTCACCGTTATGGTACCGGCGCAATGGTGTTGTGTTGGCACTGCGACAACCAACTGCGTGACCAGACATCGGAATCACTGGATCTGCTTGCTCAACAAAATCTGACAGCATGGGTGATTGACGTCATCCGTCACGCAATAAGCGGTACGCAGGAACGTGAATTATCTCTGGCTGAATTATCCTGGTGGGCGGTCCGCAATCAGGTGGCGGACGCGCTACCGGAAGCGGTATTACGTCGTTCGCTGGGATTACCAGCGGAAAAAATCTGCTCGGTGTACCGCGAGAGCGACATCGTACCGGGAGAGCAGACCGCCACCAGCATATTGAAACAACGCACAAAAAATCTTGCACCGTTGCCTTACGCCCACCAGCAACAAAAACTACCACAGGAAAAGACGGTGGTAAGCATCACCGTTGATCCAGAGTCTCCGGAATCTTTCATGAAGCTGCCTAAACGTCGCCGCTGGGTTAAGGAGAAATACACACGTTGGGTTAAGACACAGCCGTGTGCTTGCTGCGGTATGCCAGCCGACGATCCGCATCATCTGATTGGTCACGGGCAGGGCGGAATGGGAACAAAAGCACATGATCTCTTTGTGTTGCCTTTGTGCAGAAAGCATCACAACGAGCTGCATAGGGATACAGTGGCATTTGAAGAGAAGTATGGCTCCCAACTGGAGCTGATATTTCGTTTTATCGATCGCGCGCTGGCAATTGGCGTACTGGCGTAAGTGGAGAACGAGCATGAACCTTGAAGCCTTACCAAAATATTACTCCCCAAAATCTCCAAAATTGAGCGATGACTCTCCAGCGACAGGCACCGGTTGTTTAACAATTACGGATGTAATGGCAGCGCAGGGGATGGTGCAGTCGAAAGCACCACTTGGGTTGGCCTTATTTCTGGCAAAAGTTGGTGTTCAGGACCCTCAGTTTGCGATTGAAGGCCTGCTAAATTACGCGATGGCACTGGATAACCCGACATTGAACAAATTGAGTGAAGAAATCCGGTTACAGATTATTCCTTACCTCGTGAGTTTTGCCTTTGCTGATTACTCCAGGTCTGCGGCAAGTAAGGCTCGCTGTGAGCATTGTTCAGGTACGGGATTTTATAATGTATTGCGCGAAGTGGTGAAACACTACAGACGCGGGGAATCTGTAATCAAGGAAGAATGGGTGAAGGAACTATGTCAGCATTGCCATGGTAAGGGCGAAGTCAGCACAGCGTGCAGAGGGTGTAAGGGTAAAGGGATTGTTCTGGATGAAAAAAGAACCCGGTTTCATGGCGTACCGGTATATAAGATTTGTGGGCGTTGTAATGGAAACCGGTTTAGTCGTTTACCGACCACGCTGGCACGACGTCATGTCCAGAAGCTGGTACCAGACCTGACCGATTATCAGTGGTATAAGGGGTATGCGGACGTCATTGATAAACTGGTAACAAAGTGCTGGCAGGAAGAAGCATACGCGGAAGCGCAATTGAGGAAGGTGACGAGATAAATGATTTTTGCTGAAGATGGCGACATGATGTTTGCATTTTTCAAAAAACATGGATAAGATTTTCTCAACGATGGGCTTTGTGTATCCGACGTTTAGAAAAAAGTAGAAAACCCGCTGATAAGCGGGTTTTTGTGCTTTAAATGGGGCAATAGAGATATTGAATCTCATCCCGGGATAAACATTGGGAGTTGAAGGTCCACGCGAACCATTTATCCGGCAAAATTCCACGCGTAATCCTGTGGTAATTTCTTCTGCATCTCGAAGATTGAGAGCTGAAACGTGAAGCTGGGCATCGATACGCCATCGGATGGGAATATAAGACCTTTGCTGCTTTTGTAGTCAAAGTTTTTGACAATTCCTGTCATTTTAGGGGACAGAAAAACTCCTTAATACTGATAACCTGGTGCACCATACACACGTTCCTGGAGAAAACTACTTTGTTGATAGGGTTGAAGGTGTCTGGATGTCTAAAATAAACATTGCTTCATATGTTCAACTATGAGTTAATGACTGCGTCGGTTTGAAGAACAGACGATATACGAAGTAGTTTACTAAAGCAGTTCTCATTTCAGGTGTTATTCACTTATTCCTTCTTTGAGTCTCTCCAATTAAGTACGAAGTCGTTTCTGTTATGCAAACCATTTATGCCGAAAGGCTCAAGTTAAGGAATGTAGAATGTCAAATAAAATGACTGGTTTAGTAAAATGGTTTAACGCTGATAAAGGTTTCGGCTTTATTTCTCCTGTTGATGGTAGTAAAGATGTGTTTGTGCATTTTTCTGCGATTCAGAATGATAATTATCGAACCTTATTTGAAGGTCAAAAGGTTACCTTCTCTATAGAGAGTGGTGCTAAAGGTCCTGCAGCAGTAAATGTCATCATTACTGATTAAAATTCATCGCTCGTCTGTATACGATAACGAAGAAGGCTGATGCCTGAGTAGAGATACGGACAGAGTAGTGAATATTGGATTTCTTTAATAAAAATTAAGGAGGTCCAATACATGAAACAATGGCCAGCATATTTGGCAAAATCTTAATCAGGAAAAGTATGCTAACCATTGTGGTGAAGTGCAGGTTTGCTGCATGAATAGTTTTACAGCAGAAGCTAACTGCTGGCATGGCAAAACAAAGTGCGTAAGTGGATGACTCCCACAAAAAGCACCACAATCTCAAACCCGCTCAGGCGGGTTTTTTATTATCTGCTTTAAATATATTATTAAAATATAAAAATACTTGTTACTAATAAAATCAATCAGGCTACAGCTTTAAGATTTGTCTGGAATACTTTGTTGCAATGAGGGCAGATCAAAAGGGCACCTTTTTGTACTCTTGAAAAACTGTGTTCTGACTCTTGGGTGCAGTTTGGGCAGGAACATTTAACGAGATAATTACGGCGTGATTTTGAGTCTTTACGTTCTGACATAGGCTTTTCCTGTATAAATGGCCGTATACAGTACACTAAATATGAAAACATTTCTCGTATTATTATTTTATATATGACTTTCTTTCAAAATAATTACTCACATTTTTAATGTGTATGTTTCTTTAGCGCCGTTGAGAACAACGTGTGCTGTCAAAACTACCCCGTAGACTCCGATCTTTTCAAACATATTGCACCATCCGTGTACATCGGGGTGAGGATATGAAATCAATGGATAAGTTAACAACAGGTGTTGCCTATGGCACATCGGCGGGTAATGCTGGTTTCTGGGCATTGCAGTTACTCGATAAAGTAACTCCGTCACAGTGGGCTGCAATCGGTGTGCTGGGTAGCCTGGTTTTTGGCCTGCTGACGTATCTGACAAATCTTTATTTCAAGATTAAAGAAGACAGGCGTAAGGCTGCGAGAGGAGAGTAATCCAATGACTCAAGACTATGAACTGGTTGTGAAAGGAGTCCGTAATTTTGAGAATAAAGTTACGGTAACTGTAGCCTTACAGGACAAAGAACGCTTTGACGGTGAAATTTTTGGCCTGGATGTCGCCATGGACCGTGTTGAAGGAGCTGCGCTGGAGTTTTATGAGGCAGCAGCCAGAAGGAGCGTCCGGCAAGTCTTCCTGGAAGTAGCAGAAAAATTGTCAGAAAAAGTTGAGTCTTATCTGCAGCATCAGTACTCCTTTAAGATTGAAAATCCTGCCAATAAGCACGAGCGTCCTCATCATAAATATATATGAACACAAAAATCAGATACGGCCTGTCGGCTGCCGTTCTGGCGCTGATTGGTGCTGGCGCATCTGCTCCTCAGATACTTGACCAGTTTCTGGACGAAAAAGAAGGTAACCACACAATGGCATACCGCGATGGTTCTGGTATATGGACCATCTGTCGGGGTGCCACAGTGGTGGATGGAAAAACCGTTTTTCCCAATATGAAACTGTCGAAGGAAAAATGCGACCAGGTCAACGCCATTGAGCGTGATAAGGCGCTGGCATGGGTGGAGCGCAATATTAAAGTACCACTGACCGAACCACAAAAAGCGGGTATCGCGTCATTTTGTCCCTATAACATTGGTCCCGGTAAGTGTTTCCCGTCGACGTTTTATAAGCGGCTGAATGCTGGTGATCGTAAAGGTGCATGCGAAGCGATTCGCTGGTGGATTAAGGATGGCGGACGCGATTGCCGCATTCGTTCAAATAACTGTTACGGTCAGGTTATTCGTCGTGACCAGGAGAGCGCATTAACCTGCTGGGGGATAGAACAGTGAATCAGATATTCATGGTGATTTTTCTCGTGTTGTCAGGATTTATCGTCGGAAATGTCTGGAGCGACCGAGGATGGCAAAAAAAATGGGCGGAACGTGATGCTGCCGCATTATCACAAGAGGTAAATGCTCAATTTGCTGCTCGAATAATTGAACAGGGGCGAACTATAGCCCGTGATGAGGCTGTTAAAGATGCGCAACAGAAATCTGCTGAAATTTCTGCCAGGGCTGCTTATCTGTCTGATAGTGTTAACCAGTTGCGTGCCGAAGCAAAAAAATATGCCATACGCCTTGACGCAGCGAAGCATACCGCAGATCTTGCCGCTGCCGTCAGAGGCAAAACAACCAAAACCGCCGAAGGAATGCTCACCAACATGCTCGGAGATATTGCAGCAGAAGCTCAGCTTTATGCTGAAATTGCTGACGAACGCTACATCGCAGGAGTGACTTGTCAACAGATCTATGAATCTTTAAGAGATAAAAAGCATCAAATGTAGGGTAATATTAAATCGGAACATTTACATCGCGGAATGTAAAATTTAAATAAAAAGGACTCTTCCATGAGCCAAAATTCCTGAAATCTTAAGGGTAAGATAAAAGGTCTTAATCAGAATGACACGTTTTATTAATAAATAAAGCTATTCTTTCATTGCTGTGTTTTTCTTTACAAAAGTAATCCTTGCTATGGGTGGTTAATCATGCGTTAATGGTGTTCTGGTTTGTTACAAATTTATCTGAAGCAGTCATTGTTATAATTTTATTATTTGTACCTCTTGAGATTTCCTTGTTGGTTTTTCTCTCTGATATTTTTTTCGGACCATTCTGCCCAAGGGCTAATTTCTTCAAAAGGTAATAATTATGTCTAACAAAATGACTGGTTTAGTGAAATGGTTTAACCCTGAAAAAGGTTTTGGTTTCATCACGCCGAAAGATGGCAGCAAAGATGTGTTTGTCCATTTCTCAGCAATTCAGAGCAACGATTTCAAAACATTAACTGAGAATCAGGAAGTTGAATTTGGTATTGAGAACGGACCTAAAGGTCCTGCCGCTGTTCATGTAGTGGCGCTTTGAGGTAGACAATATTACAAACCATATTCACTTTAGATGCCCGTGTTGTCATGGTTCCCAGTATAGAACATCATCTTTTGATGTTTCTGACATGAATCCTTTCGGGGCAAAATGTATCTTTTGTAAATCAATGATGATTACATTTGATAATATTTCACAATACTTAAATGCCAGCCGTCTGTCGTTGGATTTAAAAAAGTGAAAATGAAGGCTCCTTCGGGAGCTTTTTTGCTTGGTGTCTATTCGATGGATACTCACATACTACGGTAACATCATGAAAAAAATCATAGTTTTTTTTAACTCTGAACCAGCAGTGGTAGTGCCAGCGATGACTGGAGTTAACACCATCATGCGTGAATATCCAAATGGCGAAAAAACACACCTTACTGTAATGGCCGCAGGGTTTCCATCTCTGACCGGAGATCATAAAGTCATTTATGTAGCCGCGGATCGACATGTCACTTCAGAAGAAATTCTGGAAGCAGCAATAAGGCTCTTGAGTTGATTTGATGCTATTGCATTGATAATTCAGGAAAATTCTCTTTGTCTGTTTGTGTAAAATTTAGACTATCGTATGTTGATTATTGCGATGTTTCATCTTATCTTTTACACGTTTGCACCATATAATCGACTTACTGTGTAACTGGAAAGTCATAACAGACTAAAAGAGGAAATGATGAATATTGAAGACTTAAAAACAAAAGCAGAAGCAGATATTTCTGAATATATAACAAAAAAAATTATTGAACTTAAGAAAAAGACCGGGAAAGAAGTTACCAGTATTCAGTTTACCGCACGGGAAAAAATGACGGGTCTTGAAAGCTATGATGTCAAGATTAATTTAATCTGATGTATTCAATAATAAAATTTATCCATAAACCTCGTTTTTACGGGGTTTTGTTATATTTGAATGGTTCCGAATATCTAAATCACAATTGTTGATGGTTTTTATTAAACCAATGCAGTCCGGCTCAGGAGTGAGAGAAGCCGGACGTTATGGTTTAGCGTGGTAAGATCTGTGTAGTTTTCTGGATGCTTTCAGTAAATAGTAATGAGTTATCAAAGGCATAGTAATATCTTTGGTGTTCCTGGATATTTGTAACCCATCGGAAAACTCCTGCTTTAGCAAGATTTTCCCTGTATTGTTGAAATGTGATTTCTTTTGATTTCAACTTATTATAGGAGGTCTCTATAAGATGTTTGTTTCTGGAGAATTTAACATTTACAACCTTTTTGAGTCCTTTTACTAACACTATGTTGTCGTTTTCTAACACAATGTGAATATTATCTGTGGCTAAATAGTAAATATAAAGTGAGACATTGTGACGTTTTAGCTCAGAATAAAATAATTCACAGTTTAAATCTTTACGCACTTGATCGAATATTTCTTTAAAAATGGCAGCCTGAGCCATTGGTAAACCTTCCATGTGATACGATAGCGCGTAGTTTGCATTATCGTGTTTATTGTTTCAATCTGGTCTGACCTCTTTGTGTTTTGTTGATGATTTATGTCAAATATTAAGCCTGTTTTTAATGAATAGTGTTGATTGCGTAACAAAGTTGAGCCTTGCTGGCATCCAGGAGGGATATGCAACCGACAGATGTATGTAAGGTCGATGTACTCAAACTTTCATACTTTTCCTCTTTTATGCAGAAAGATTTGAAGTAATATTTTAACCGCTAGATGACGAGCAAACGCATGGAGCGACAAAATGAATAAAGAACAATCTGCTGATGAACTCTCGTTGGATCTGATTCGTGTAAAAAATATGCTTAATAGCACCATTTCTATGAGTTACCCGGATGTTGTAATTGCATGTATAGAACATCAGGTGTCTCTGGAAGCATTCAGGGCAATTGAGGCAGCGTTGGTGAAGCACGATAAGAATTCGAAGGATTATTCCCTGGTGGTTGACTGAGCACCATAACTGCTAATCATTCAAACTATTTCACCTGTGACAGAGTCAATGTCGCATTCTGTCACTGTCATGCTAATACAGAGCTGCAATTCAACTACTGCAATGTCCTCGTAATTAGGTGAATTTACAATATCGTCCTGTTCGGATGCCGGCTGCATTGCTGAAGATGAGGCATTTATGGTTCGCATATTTTCCCCTCATGCTCGTCAGTCCTGTGCGTAGGAAGAAACAGGACACTCACACTAATTTGTGTGGGCATGCTGTGATGTCCTTCTGAATTATTCCTATGCCATTATGTAAAGCGCTGTATCAGATGCTCGTCACGGCTGTCAGGCTGTCGGGTCCTCCCGGTGGGGCCCCTGCCACGGGGCGGGAGCGTCGCGGAAAAAGGCTAGTTTTTGAAATTTTATTCGTCATCACCACTACTGTAATTGATTGATATTACAGTTGTTTTATTTTTATGGTGTCGATTCTGATTGTTTTTTGTTCATCACTAACACCGTTTGCCTAAAGTTGTTCGCAAGATGCATGTTTAAAACATTCTGGAGCGGGTATGGATCGAGAGTTAAAAAATCTGACGCTGAATATCAGTCAACTGGCGGCATTGTCAGGTGTACATCGCCAGACTGCTGCGGCAAGGCTGCAAAATCTACCCGTTGCAGGGGGGCATGAAAGCAACCTCAAGCTTTATCGGGTGGTTGATATTGTGTCGGCATTTCTGGCATTACCACCGCCGGTTGCAGAAGGCGAAATGGACGCGCATGAGCGCAAAGCCTGGTATCAGTCTGAACGTGAGCGTCTTAAGTTCGAACAGGAAACGGCACAACTCATTCCGGCCAGTGATGTCAGACGGGAGTTTGCCATCTGGGCAAAAGCGGTCGTGCAGGTGCTGGAGACATTACCGGATATTCTTGAACGTGACTGCGGTCTGCAGCCTGCCGCTGTGAGCCGTGTTCAGTCCATTATTGATGATCTGCGCGATCAGATAGCCCTGCGGGTGACTGAAGCAGGTGCGGATGATGAGGAGGAATTACAGCAGGAGGAGTAATGCTGAATCAGGAAACCGCAAAGGCAGCACGAACCGATTCAGGTTATATCCTTCGCGCACCGAGACGAATGCGGGTTGCTGATGCCGTTGCTCAGTATATGCGGGTGCCCATGGGGGCAGGGAACTCAGTCCCGTGGGATCCGCTGGTGGCACCGTATGTTATTGAGCCTATGAACTGCCTGGCCTCGCGTGAATACGACGCAGTGATATTTGTTGGCCCGGCACGAACCGGCAAGACTATCGGCCTGATTGACGGCTGGGTGATTTACAACGTGATTTGCGATCCTGCTGATATGCTGATCATTCAGATGACGGAGGAAAAAGCCCGCGAACACTCCAAAAAACGACTCGCCAGAACGTTTCGCGTCAGCCCGGAAGTGGTCAGTCGCCTGAGTCCGAACAAAAATGACAACAACGTTTATGACAGAACATTCCTTGCTGGCAACTACCTGAAAATCGGCTGGCCGTCAGTCAATATCATGTCTTCATCAGATTATAAATGCGTGGCGCTGACGGATTATGACCGTTTTCCGGAAGATATTGATGGTGAGGGGGATGCCTTCTCTCTTGCCTCAAAACGTACCACCACATTTATGTCCAGTGGTATGACGCTGGTGGAGAGTTCCCCCGGCAGGGATGTGAAGGATGTGAAATGGCGACGGACTTCACCGCATGAGGCTCCACCAACCACGGGGATCCTGTCGCTCTATAACCGTGGCGATCGCCGTCGCTGGTACTGGCCCTGTCCACACTGTGGTGAGTATTTTCAGCCCTGCGGCGATGTGGTTGCTGGTTTCCGTGATATTGCCGATCCTGTGCTGGCAAGTGAGGCGGCTTATATTCAGTGTCCTTCCTGTTCAGGACGGATTTTGCCTGAACAAAAACGCGAGCTGAACGGACGTGGGGTCTGGTTACGGGATGGTGAATCCATCAATGCAGATGGCAGTCGTTATGGTGATCCCCGGCGTTCACGTATTGCGTCATTCTGGATGGAGGGGCCGGCAGCTGCTTATCAGACACTCTCGCAACTCGTTTACAAACTGCTTACTGCAGAACAGGAATACGAGACAACCGGAAGTGAAGAGACACTCAAGACGGTTATCAATACCGACTGGGGATTACCTTATCTTCCCCGCGCCAGCATGGAGCAACGAAAAAGTGAATTGCTTGAGCAGCGGGCAGAGCCAGTTCCTTCCCGCAGTGTGCCGGATGGCGTTAATTTCCTTGTGGCGACAGTGGATGTGCAGGCGGGACGTCATCGCCGTTTTGTGGTTCAGGTAACGGGCTATGGCAGCCGTGGCGAACGCTGGATTATTGATCGTTACAACATCACGCAGTCATTGCGCGGTGACAGCGACGGGGAGAGCCAGCGAATTGATTCGGCCAGCTATCCGGAAGACTGGGATGTCCTGCTGACGGATGTTTTTCATAAAAGCTGGCCGCTGGCCTCCGATCCTTCTCAACAAATGCGACTGATGGCAATGGCGGTGGACTCCGGCGGTGAAGACGGGGTCACTGATAATGCCTATAAATTCTGGCGTCGTTGCCGTCGTGATGGCCTTGGTAAACGTATTTACCTGTTTAAGGGCGACAGCATCCGGCGCGCAAAACTGATCACCCGTACATTCCCTGATAACACCGGACGAACGGGCCGACGGGCGCAGGCCGCAGGTGATGTACCGCTCTGGCTTCTTCAGACGGATGCCCTGAAAGACCGGGTGAATAACGCGTTATGGCGTGACTCGCCAGGTCCCGGCTATGTGCATTTCCCTGACTGGCTGGGGAGCTGGTTTTACGACGAACTGACGTATGAAGAGCGGAGCAGTGACGGGAAATGGAGTAAGCCGGGTCGCGGTGCCAACGAAGCTTTTGACCTGATGGTGTATGCCGAGGCTCTGGTCATTCTGCATGGATACGAAAAGATCCGCTGGCCGGATGCACCGGAGTGGGCGAGCCGGGAAACCTGGCTGGAGTGTGTCCCGGACAGTACCGAACCGTCACCCACACCGGAACCGGTATCCACGCCTGTTAAAAAACAAAAACGGAAGAAAACAGTAACTGACGATGTTAACCCCTGGCTGACTTCCGGAGGATGGTTATGAATCAGAATGATATTGAAGCCATGATTCAGCGTTATACGGAAGCTGAAATGGCAGTGCTGGACGGAAAATCCGTCACTTTTAATGGTCAGCAGATGACCATGGAAAACTTATCTGAGATCCGGCAGGGGCGGCAGGAGTGGGAGCGCCGCCTTGCGGCTCTGATTACACGACGACGGGGGCATCCCGGGTACCGGCTGGCGAGGTTCTGATGGCAATTCTTGATGATGTGATTGGCGTTTTTTCACCAGGATGGAAAGCGGCAAGGCTGCGTTCCCGAGCGGTGATCCAAGCTTATGAGGCCGTAAAAACGACGCGGACACACAAAGCCCGACGGGAGAACCGAACTGCCGACCAGTTAAGCCAGTACGGGGCCGTGTCGTTACGTGAGCAGGCCCGTTACCTTGATAACAACCACGATCTGGTCATTGGTGTATTTGACAAGCTGGAAGAACGGGTGGTGGGGAAAAACGGGATTATTGTCGAGCCACATCCGGTATTACGCAATGGTGCCATTGCCCGTGACCTGGCAGCGGAGATACGTACCCGATGGAGTGAATGGTCTGTCAGTCCGGAAGTCACCGGGCAGTTTACCCGTCCGATGCTGGAACGTCTGATGCTGCGTACCTGGCTGCGCGATGGTGAGGTGTTTGCCCAGATGGTTTCCGGGCGCATAAACAGCCTGACGCCTTCTGCCGGTGTTCATTTCTGGCTGGAGGCGCTCGAGCCGGACTTTATTCCCATGACCAGTGATGAGAGCAACAGGCTGAATCAGGGCGTGTTTGTTGATGACTGGGGGCGTCCCGAAAAATATCTGGTGTATAAAAGTCGTCCTGTATCCGGACGGCAGATGGAAACCAAAGAAGTGGATGCAGAGCGAATGCTGCATCTTAAATTTGTTCGCCGTCTGCACCAGATGCGCGGGACGTCTTTATTGTCCGGTGTGCTGATCCGCCTCAGCGCCCTGAAAGAGTATGAAGATTCTGAGCTGACTGCAGCAAGGATCGCCGCTGCTCTGGGGATGTACATCCGGAAAGGCGACGGACAGAGCTATGAAACGGATGGTAATGACAGCAAGGAGAATGAACGCGAGCTTACCATTCAGCCAGGCATTATTTACGACGATCTGAAACCCGGCGAAGAAATCGGAATGGTGAAGTCGGATCGTCCCAATCCTAACCTTGAAACTTTTCGTAATGGTCAGTTGCGTGCCGTGGCGGCGGGCAGTCGTCTGAGTTTTTCCAGTACGGCACGCAACTATAACGGCACTTACAGCGCCCAGCGTCAGGAACTGGTTGAGTCTACTGATGGCTACCTGATCCTGCAGGACTGGTTTATTGGTGCCGTCACCCGCCCGATGTATCGTGCCTGGCTGAAACAGGCTGTGGCATCCGGTGTTATCAGGCTACCCCGCGATCTTGACCGTTCTTCACTGTATACCGCGGTGTATTCCGGACCAGTGATGCCGTGGATTGACCCTGTTAAGGAGGCTGAGGCCTGGAAAATCCAGATTCGTGGTGGAGCGGCGACAGAATCAGACTGGGTACGTGCTGGTGGTCGTAATCCGGATGATGTCAAACGTCGGCGCAAGGCCGAAATTGATGAAAACCGCAAGCTGGATCTGGTATTTGATACCGATCCGGCCAGTGATAAAGGAGGCAGCAGTGCCGCAACGAAACGACAGGAGCCGCAGCACACCGACGACCAGTCCGAAGAATAATTCCTGGTTCAGGATGCAGGCTGGTCACCAGAGTGACGCGGATATTTATATTTATGACGAGATTGGTTTCTGGGGTGTTACAGCGAAGCAGTTTATCAGTGATCTGAATGCACTGGGCGATATCACCCACATTAATCTCCATATTAATTCACCGGGTGGCGATGTCTTTGAAGGCATCGCCATTTTTAATGCGCTGAAAACACATGGTGCGTCCATTACCGTTTATGTCGACGGTGTGGCGGCGTCAATGGCGTCGGTCATTGCGATGGTGGGAAACCCGGTCATTATGCCGGAAAACACTTTCATGATGATTCATAAACCATTTGGCTTTACGGGCGGTGATGCGGAGGACATGCGCACCTATGCCGACCTGCTCGATAAAGTTGAGGCGGTTCTGTTACCCGCTTATGCACAGAAAACCGGGAAAACCACCGATGAAATTGCTGCCATGCTGGCGGATGAGACCTGGATGTCCGGTGCCGAATGTCTGGCACATGGATTTGCTGATCAGGTAACGCCAGCCGTTAAGGCAATGGCATGTATTCAGTCAAAACGTACAGAGGAATTTAAAAAGATGCCGGAATCCATTCGAAACATGATTACTCCGCCACGCAACAGTGCTCCACGCGTACAGGATGATGAACCTGCAGCCTCCCGGACGCCAGTGCAGGCAGCAGCACCCGTGGTGGATGAAAACAGTATCCGTGCGCAGGTACTGGCAGAGCAAAAAGCGCGTGTAAACGGTATTAATGATCTGTTTGCCATGTTTGGCGGGCGTTATCAGACTCTGCAGGCTCAGTGTCTTGCCGATCCTGAATGTTCGCTGGAGCAGGCCCGCGAAAAGCTGTTGAACGAGATGGGGCGCGAGTCCACGCCATCCAATAAAAATACCCCGGCTCATATTTATGCCGGTAACGGTAATTTTGTGGGGGACGGGATCCGCCAGGCGCTGATGGCGCGTGCCGGATTTGAAAAAACCGAACGTGATAATGTCTACAACGGGATGACCCTGCGTGAATATGCCCGTATGTCACTGACTGAACGGGGTATTGGGGTTTCCAGTTATAACCCGATGCAGATGGTCGGTGCGGCGTTCACACACAGTACGTCTGACTTCGGTAATATTCTGCTGGATGTTGCGAACAAAGCCATTCTGCAGGGCTGGGAAGATGCTCCTGAAACCTATGAACAGTGGACGCGGAAAGGTCAGTTGTCTGATTTTAAAATTGCCCATCGTGTGGGTATGGGGGGCTTCAGTGCTCTGCGTCAGGTGCGTGAAGGGGCGGAATATAAATACGTCACCACCGGAGATAAACAGGCCACTATTGCACTGGCGACCTATGGCGAGCTGTTCAGTATCACCCGTCAGGCCATTATCAATGATGATCTGAATATGCTGACCGATGTCCCGATGAAGCTGGGCCGTGCGGCGAAATCCACCATTGCCGATCTGGTTTATGCCATTCTGACGTCTAACCCGAAAATCTCCACAGATAATGTAAGTCTGTTCGATAAAGCGAAACATGCAAACGTACTGGAGAGCGCTGCAATGGACGTGGCATCGCTGGATAAAGCCCGCCAGTTGATGCGCGTTCAGAAAGAGGGGGAGCGTCATCTGAATATTCGTCCTGCGTTCGTACTGGTACCGACGGCGATGGAGTCTGTTGCTAACCAGGTCATTCGCTCCTCAAGTGTCAAGGGGGCTGACATTAACGCAGGTATTATTAACCCGGTGAAAGATTTTGCGACCGTTATTGCAGAGCCTCGTCTTGATGATAACAGCCAGACCACCTTCTACCTGGCTGCGTCCAAAGGCTCCGATACGATTGAAGTGGCTTATCTCAACGGTGTGGATACGCCATATATTGATCAGATGGAGGGCTTCAGTGTGGATGGCGTGACAACGAAAGTGCGTATTGACGCCGGTGTCGCGCCAGTTGATCACCGCGGTCTGGTGAAATGTACGGCGTAAACGTCGCAGACAACAACTCTGATGGCCCGTAAGGGCTTTTTTTGTACCTGAAATCAGCCTCTGAACGGGGCTGTACGGAGACAGTTATGGCAAAGAATTTTGTAGAAGAAGGAAAAACGGTGGCGATTGTTGCCAGTGCAGCCATCAGCAGCGGAGATCTGGTGCAGGTGGGTGATGTTTTTGCGGTGGCGCTGACCGATATTCCACAGGGTGAAACAGGCGACGGCATGACCGAAGGTGTGTTTATCCTGCCTAAACTGAAAACGGATGACATGAAAACGGGTAAGAAGGTTTATCTGAAGTCCGGAAAAGTTCAGCTGACTAACAGCGGCTCTGATCCGCTGGTCGGGGTTGTCTGGGCAGATGCCGGAACCAGTGCAGAAGAAGTGCCGGTAAAACTCAATGTCTGATCCCTTTTCCCGGCTGGCAGCGCGTATGGATGCGATCACGGTCAGAAAGATGGGAAAGACAGCCTCGATTAATGATGTCGATATGGCTGTGATCCCGGGCGAAACACTGGCAGAGCTGAATGCTCTGTCCGGACCTGCGGTCTCTCTGGTGGTGTTTTCTTCGGGATACCGCCCACGGCGCGGGGATCGCGTTGTTTATGACGGACAACAATGGACGGTCACACGGCATGAACGTTTTAACGGTAAGCCAATGATCTTTATTGAGTAAAGAGGTGTGGGATGAAGGGGCTTGAGAATGCCATCCGCAATCTGAACAGCCTTGATACCCGTATGGTGCCACAGGCCAGCGCATGGGCGATAAACCGTGTGGCACAGAAAGCGGTCTCGGTTGCCACCCGGCAGGTTGCCGGGAATACCGTTGCGGGAGATAACCAGGTGAAAGGGATCCCCCTGAAACTGGTACGTCAGCGTGTCCGGGTGTTTAAAGCCAGTCCGTCAGGAAAAATGACGGCCAGGATCCGCGTTAACCGGGGCAATCTGCCCGCCATTAAGCTGGGGACAGCCCGGGTCAGACTGGCCCGGCGTGGTGGAAAACTGCAGTACCGTGGCAGTGTGCTGAAGGTGGGTAAATATCTTTTCCGGGATGCGTTTATTCAGCAACTGGCGAATGGTCGCTGGCATGTGATGCGGCGTATTGATGGCAAAAATCGTTACCCCATTGATGTGGTGAAAATCCCGCTGTCCGGACCGCTGACACAGGCATTTGAAGATGCCCGCGACCACATCATTGCTGCGGAAATGCCGAAACAGCTGGGGTATGCACTGAAACAACAACTGAGGTTATGGCTGACCCGATGAACCGGCATACACAAATCCGCCAGGCCGTACTGGCACGCCTTCGGGAACAGTGTGGAGACAGCGCCACGTTTTTTGACGGGCTTCCGGCATTTATTGATGCGCAGGAACTGCCTGCCGTGGCGGTGTGGCTGAGTGATGCTCAGTACACCGGAAAAATGACGGATGAAGATGACTGGCAGGCTGTTCTGCATATTGCCGTCTTCATCCGGGCACAGGCACCGGATTCAGAGCTGGATATGTGGATGGAGAGCACCATTTTCCCTGCCCTGAATGATATACCGGCACTTTCCGGACTCATCGACACCCTGATCCCACTCGGTTTTAACTATCAACGTGATAATGAGATGGCCACCTGGGCGATGGCGGAAATCACGTACCAGATCACGTACACGAATTAAGGAGGTGGTAATGACCACACCAAATCCACTGGCAAAGACGAAAGGTGCGGGGACGACGTTCTGGATGTATACCGGCAACGGCGATGCGTTTGCGAACCCTTTGTCGGACACTGACTGGCTGCGTCTTGCGATGGTGAAGGATCTGCAACCTGGCGAAATGACCGCTGATGCAGAAGATGACACTTATCTCGATGATGAAGATGCAGACTGGAAAACGACAACCCAGGGGCAGAAATCCGTTGGTGATACTTCGGCGACGCTGGCCTGGCGTCCGGGTGACAGCGGGCAGAAAAAACTGGTTCAGTTGTTCGACTCCGGTGAAGTCTGCGCGTTTCGTATCAAATATCCCAACGGCACTGTTGATGTTTTCCGTGGCTGGCTGAGCTCACTGGGTAAAACCATTGCCTCAAAAGACGTGATGACCCGCACTGTGAAAATCAGCGGTGTGGGGCGTCCGTATCTGGCAGAGGAAGGCACTGAAACCGTGAGCGTTACCGGGCTGACAGTATCACCGGCGTCTGCCAGTGTAAAAGTGGGAGCAACCACCACGCTGACCTTTACAGTAAAACCTGACGGAGCCAGTGACAAAGCGATCAGTGTGCATTCGTCAGATCCACAGACTGCCACGGTTACCCTGAACGGACTTGTGGCCACGGTAAAAGGCGTGAAGCAGGGCAGTGTCAGCATTGTGGGCATGACCGCTGACGGGAATTTTGTGGCTGTGACTGCGGTGACTGTCAGCGCAGCAGGTTAACAGGACGATACTCATCATTTGCCCCGGTTATGCGGGGCTTTTTTGCAGGTGGAGAACATGATGTTTCTGAAACAGGACACGTTTAATTATGAAAAACAGTCCGTGGTGCTCAGTGAGCTGTCCGGGCTGCAGAGAATTGAATATCTGACGTTTGTTCAGCAGCGAACGGCAAAGTTTGATGCCGGGGAGGGAGAACTGCCGGAGGCTGAACGACAGATTGCTTTTCTGCGGATGGGGATGGATATCAATGCCTGGCTGGTTTCCCGCTCACTGTGGAATGCGGATCAGTCTAAGGATGTAGAGACGCTTTGCGCATCCGTTATTACAACATGGTCGTATGATGCCCTGGGTGCGGGGGCGGAGATGGTTCTGTCGCTGAGCGGTATGGGGGCCATTGATAATGCCGTGGATGATGAGCATGAGGCGCTGACGCCGGAAAAGTCCTGACGCGGGAAATGCAGTTTGTCATGCGGCTTGCCCGGGAGTTCCGGCGGGCAGACTGGCGGCGGATGCTGTCGGAAATGTCGGCCACTGAGCTTGGTGAGTGGGGCGATTATTTCCGGATGCAGAGCTTCAGTGATGTGTGGATGGATGCGCAGTTTGCCTCGCTGAAGGCATTGATCGTGAGAATGGTGTCCGGCAGCAGTGATGCTGCGGTGGCTGATTTCAGCCTTTTACCGGAAGAGAACGGGATACCGGAGCGAACGGACGAAGAACTGATGCATCTTGGGGAAGGTATTTCCGGAGGTGTGCGTTATGGACCAGATAGCCAACCTGGTCATTGATTTGGGGATTGATGCGGCAGAGTTTAAAAATGAAATTCCCCGTATCAAAAACCTTCTGAATGGTGCAGCCAGCGATGCAGAACGGTCTTCTGCCCGTATGCAGCGTTTTATGGAGCGTCAGACTCAGGCCGCCCGGCAGACAACGCAGGCAGCTTCTTCGGCTGCAACAGCCGCATCCGTCCATGCGCAGACGGTGGAGAAGAACGCACAGGCTCATGAACGCATGGCCCGCGAGGTGGAGAAAACCCGCCAGCGCATGGAGGCACTGAGCCAGAAAATGCGCGAGGAACAGGCGCAGGCCATGGCTCTGGCGGAGGTTCAGGATAAAGCGGCTGCTGCGTTTTATCGTCAGATTGACAGTGTGAAACAGGCCAGTGCGGGGCTGCAGGAATTACAGCGTATTCAGCAGCAGATCCGACAGGCCAGAAACAGTGGCGGGATTGGTCAGCAGGATTATCTGGCGCTGATTTCTGAGGTTACTGCGAAAACCCGTGTTCTTACACAGGCTGAGGAAGAGGCTACCCGACAGAAAGTGGCGTTTATCCGTCAGCTTAAAGAGCAGGCAACCCGCCTGAATCTTTCATCTTCTGAGTTGCTTCGTGCTAAGGCAGCCCAGCTGGGGGTAAGCAGTGCTGCAGAAGTGTATATCCGCAAAATGGAGCAGGCAGGAAAAGCCACGCATTCGCTGGGTCTGAAAAGTGCATCAGCCCGCCAGGAGATAGGCGTTCTGATAGGTGAACTGGCCCGCGGCAATTTAGGGGCGCTGAGGGGATCCGGGATAACGCTGGCTAACCGTGCCGGATGGATAGACACACTGATGTCACCGAAAGGCATGATGCTTGGCGGGGTTATTGGCGGTATTGCCGCGGCCGTCTATGGTCTGGGTAAAGCCTGGTATGACGGTCAGAAGGAGGGGGAAGAATTTAACCGCCAGTTGTCGCTGACGGGGCATTATGCCGGAGTCACTGCCGGGCAGCTGTGGACGCTCAGTCGTGCTATTTCCGGGAATGGTATCACGCAACATGCTGCAGCCGGTGCGCTGGCTCAGGTGGTGGGGAGTGGTGCATTTCGTGGAAACGATATCGGTATGGTGGCGAGAGCTGCCGCACAGATGGAGCGATCGGTTGGCCAGTCGGTCAGCGATACCATAAATCAGTTTAAGCGGCTGAAGGATGATCCTGTAAATGCCGCGAAGGCTCTGGACAATGAGCTGCATTTTCTTACTGCCACTCAGCTTGAGCAGATACGCGTCCTTGGGGAGCAGGGGCGGTCCAGTGATGCTGCACGGATAGCCATGTCTGCACTGGCAGAGGAAACCGGTCGGCGTACTGCGGATATTGATAATAACCTCAATGCGCTTGGCAGTACGCTGAAGTATCTGTCTGATTTGTGGAGTCGTTTCTGGGATGCGGCCATGAATATTGGTCGTGAAGACTCGCTGGATGAACAGATTGCCGCTTTACAGGAGAAAGTGTCGCGGGCGAAAAGACTCCCCTGGACGGCATCATCTTCTCAGGTTGAATACGATCAGCAGCGTCTTAACGATCTTCAGGAGAAAAAACGCCAGAAGGATTTGCAGGATGCAAAAGAGCAGGCAGAGCGGAATTATCAGGAGCAACAGAAACGCCGTAATGCTGAAAATGCTGCACTGAACCGGATGAATGAAACGGAAGCAGCACGACATCAGCGTGAAATTGCGCGTATTAATGCCATGCAGTACGCCGATCAGGCTGTCAGGGATGCGGCGATACAACGTGAAAATGAACGTTACGAGAAAGCCCTGGCATCCGGTAAGAAAAAAACACGCGAAACCCGTAATGATGAGGCCACCCGGTTATTGCTGCAGTACAGTCAGCAACAGGCACAGGTGGAAGGACAGATTGCTGCTGCCAGACAGTCAGCAGGCATTGCCACGGAAAGGATGACAGAAGCGCATAAACAGCTTCTGGCTCTGCAGCAGCGCATCAGCGACCTGGACGGGAAAAAACTTACGGCAGATGAAAAGAGTGTGCTGGCCCGTAAAGATGAACTGATTCAGGCACTGACGCTGCTGGATGTAAAACAGCAGGAGCTTCAGAAACAGACGGCACTCAACGAGCTGAAGAAAAAAACAATTCAGCTGACCAGTCAACTGGCTGAAGAAGAGCGCGCTCAGCGTCAGCAACATGACCTGGATATCGCCACGGTGGGTATGGGTGATCAGCAGCGACAGCGATATCAGGTACAACTGAGTCTTCGCCAGAAATACCAGCAACAGCTGGAGCAGTTGAGGCGGGATAGTGAGCAGAAAGGGACATATAACACGGATGACTACAGAAAGGCCGAGCAGGCGCTGACGGAGAGCCTGAACCGACAACTGAATGAGAATCGCCGTTACTGGCAACAGCTTGAAGTTGTGCAGGGTAACTGGAAAAACGGAGTCCTGCGTGCATTTCAGGATTTTACCGTGGATGCAGATAATACGGCAGAAACAGCAGAACAGGTGTTCTCGTCAGCCTTCAGCAACATGGGAAATGGCCTGGCAACTTTTGTCACTACCGGCAAACTCAATTTCAAATCCTTCACCTCTTCTGTGCTGTCAGATATGGCGAAAATCCTGGCGCAGGCAACCATGATGAAATCGATAAAAGGGATTGGCAGTGTACTGGGATTTGATCTCAGCAGCCTTTCCCTGAATGCCAATGGGGGGATTTATCAGTCTGCTGATTTGAGTCGTTACAGTGGCACGGTGGTTAACCGTCCGACGTTTTTTGCTTTTGCAAAAGGCGCGGGTGTGATGGGGGAAGCGGGACCTGAAGCCATTCTGCCATTGCGTCGTGGTGCTGACGGTAAGCTGGGGGTTGTGGCGGATATTGGGGGTTCAGGTATGGCGATGTTTTCCCCGCAGTACAACATCGAGATCAATAACGATGGCACGAACGGGCAGATAGGTCCGGCTGCCCTGAAGGCGGTTTATGACCTCGGGAAAAAAGCGGCAGCGGACTTTATGCAACAGCAGGCCCGTGATGGTGGTCGGTTAAGTGGAGCATATCGGTAATGGAGACGTTTCACTGGAAAGTGCGCCCGGATATGAATGTGGTATCAGAGCCGAAAGTGGTGACAGTGAAGCTGGGCGATGGTTATGAACAGCGTCGTGCGGCGGGACTGAATAACCAGTTGTCGACTTACAGCGTGACGATACGTGTTCGTAAATGTGAACACCCATCTTTAAAAGCCTTTCTGGAACGGCACGGTGGCGTCCGTGCATTTCAGTGGACTGTAGTGGTCAAGTAATATTGGCCACG